GTACAGTGAAGAAGTTGAAGCGGATTCACCCGAAGAAGCCGCCGACATGGTCGCAAACGAATGCCCGTATGACATTGACGGAGCGGCGGCTGTAACGGATTTAGAAACCGAAGAACAGGTCGAAGTGTATTGAAGGGAGCGAGAACCATGCCGATTGAACCCTTGCTCTGGATGTTTATAGGTGTAAGTATTTTTGCACTCGGATTACTTGTCGGATATGGCATGTGTGAGGATAAGCAGCATCGCAGAAAGGACGGTGAACAGAATGGCGGAGATTAAACTTAAAACCTGTCCATTCTGTGGCGGCGAGGCAAAAGTGTTCAAACACAAAAAGGCTATGGCGTCATTTGGAACATTGTTCTCGTACGAGGTTGAGTGCGCATACTGCTTCTGCAGGACGGGGCTGTATCCCTCAGAAGAAAAAGCAGTAAATGCATGGAATCGCAGAAAGGACGGTGAGCAGAATGACGGTTAATGAAGCGATCAACAGAAACAGCATTGGGATGCTCAAAGAATATTTTGAAGAATGGCTAAAGGAGAAGAATCTCTCAGAAGCCATGGATAAACCTATCTCACTGTATGAGTTGGCTGAATTCTTCGAGTATGTTGATAATGCATTGTGGAATGGACGGTGAGAAGAATGTGGACGATTGAACAGGCGATTAAGCATTACGAGGTCCTCGCTTCCAGATTAGACGATATTTGCATGAAGCCCGCAAGCGAGTATCCAAAGCAAACAGCCGAATGGCTCCGTGAGCTTGTCTGGCGTCGTAAACTCCCAGAGATTATCTACTGCAAGTTTTGTGCAAATAGAGTATGGAACCCAGATACCTGCAAATTTCATTGTGGATTATCAGGTTCGATAAAAACGGATTATGAGTTCTGCTCTGATGGGAAACGAAAGGAGGATAAAAACGAATGATAGGCATTTTGCTTATAATCCTGAGCGTGATTTTTCTCGCCATGCCGGTTACAGCGACGCTTTACTCGAAGTTCGGATATTTCAAGAGATTCTACCACGACATTCTGAAATGGCACGAGCCGACGGATGAGTGCTGGTGGGACGGATGCACAGTTCATTCCAAATGCAAGTATTGCGGCAAGGAAATCATGCGGGATTCGCAGGGGAATTGGTTCTGATCCGGAAAGGAAAACAGATGGATGATAATACATTCTATATCATCGTGCTTATTATCTTCTGCATATTCAATTATTTCTTTAGCCGATGATGGCGGAAAGGAGACTGATGGAAAGAGATGAGTTAATAGATCTGCTCACACAGGAATTATCCGCAGACCCGGATAATAACCGATTGAACCGAATCTTGGAAGCTGCCGACCAGTATGCCGAACAGCTTGTAAGCGAGAGCATCGACAACTATAAAACGGCAGTAATTGATTCCATCATCAATGCAATCAATTCGGTTGTAGTAATGTCGCACACTGGGCCATGGAAACCAGGAGAGGAGCAGCTGATCATGCGGGAGTTTGATGAGTGGGAAGCAGATGAAGCGCGAGAGCTTAGTTTGGGCGAAAGGATATCCATGTGCCTTGAAGAAAGAGGGATGTCGCAGAAGGATCTGGCCAAAGCAGCCCACCTAAGAGAAGTAACGGTATCACGGTATATATCAAATACGCGGATCCCGAATGCGAACATTCTTCTGCAGATCGCAAGGGCGCTCAACGTGTCGACAGATGAACTATTAGGAAATGAACAGTCAAGCAGTTCAAATGTTCCCGACATTAGTGTTGGGAAGACGCAACTTTCCGGAAAAGACACAACTGACACCATCTACAGGAAAGATGCAATTGAAGTGGCAAAGGCACACTGGTACAAGCCAGACATTCCGCAAGCATTGGCAGAGCTCCCGTCAGCACAGTCACCGCCTATTTCGGAAGCGTACGCGAAAGCAGTAAGAAGCTGGCTGGTCAATTACCAGGTCAAGCTTTCTGAGCTGGACGGCAGATACACGCCATATGAGGTCCTTGGATGGGTAGTAAGCGATTGGAGGAAAGAAAATGGAATCTGGTGAGAAGGACTTATTGAGTAAACAGGCGATATTGAGCCTTCCGAGAGACGTGGAAAAAAGTCTTGACGGGAAAATTCTGGCAGAATACATCAATGTGAAAGACATTGAAGCCTTGCCGACAGTTCAGTCTCAGTCAACTGCGGGTCAACTAAATGACAGTGCTCAGTCAACTAACTTGATTGACAGACAGCAGGCGATTGATGGAAAAATACTAATCCAGCGAACAAATGGAGTTGAGATTTATTTAGATGAAGCTGTGCCTGTTGAGTATTTAAAAAATCTGCCGAGCAGACAGCCCGAACCGGCAATTCCGCTGTCATGGATTGAGAATGAGATTGAATGGCTAAAAAGCCTTGACAGTACATTTTCTGAGATAACCGCAATACAGATTTCCGCAATGGTGAAGAAATGGAGGGATGAGCAGGATGAGACCGATTGATGCAGATGCGGCACTCAAAGCACTCCGCAAATGCCAGACATATCTTTATGACGCAAGAGACCCAGAGCTAAAGATTGAGTTAAGCAGTGCGGAGGCGGCTATCAACAATCTGCCGACCATTCAGCCCGTTGCGACCGACACAAATGTCGGGAACAATTCGGTAATTCCGAACAGTTCAGACGCCGTCAGCCGACAGGCGGCGATTGATGCGCTTGACTGTATTAACGGTGTCGAGGAAGTATTGAGATCCTTGCCACCCGCACAGCCGGAAACAGCTAAACGCATTGTAGGTAAGTCGAGAGACGGTATGACGCTCTGGTATCAGTGCGATATGTGCGATGAGCCTGTGGATGAGCAGGATAACTATTGTCGTGGATGCGGAAGGAGATTGATTGATGGATGATTTAATCAGCAGACAGGAGGCAAGATTATGCCTCACTGGCGATATTACAAATATGACCATCGAGCAATACATAAAGATGGTCGGCGAAAGGCTTGATGCCCTGACGCCCTCAAAGCCGAAAGTGAAGGAAGCGGACTGGATTCCCTGTTCCGTGAGACTTCCGGAAGGAGATGAGGCGGTGCTTGCCAATTTGACTAAAGAGTATGTGACGTGGACACGCGCCCTTCTGATTCCCGGATCCATAGTACAGTATGAATATGCTAAAGGGGTGGTAGACGCATGGAGACCATTGCCCGAGGAATACAAGGAAGGAGGCGAAAAGATATGAAAATCATTCATCTGGCGCACAGAACGGTAGACGAACTTCTGGAAGAGATCTTCGCAATTACCAGCAAGAAGAAGATAGATACCAACGATAAACGGGTTCTCTATGCTGTGGCCTGTGCGATGAAGAACCGGTATGAGAATGACGTTCCGAAATGGATACCGGTGAGCGAGAAGCTCCCTGAGCTCGACGAGGACGGATACAGCCAGAAGGTGCTCGTTAGCTTCGACCTGAGCACGGTCATCGAGATCATGGAGTACCGGGTAACGGACGGTGTCGGCAAGTGGTATATCGGGGATTCCGAGGACTGTCCGGAAGACATCGGTCTGCACGCTGTCGCGTGGATGCCGCTCCCGGAAAGATATGTAAGGCCAGCCGATGCGGAAACGGCACAGGGCTGTCTTGAAAGCGCAACATAAAGCATAAAATGCATAAAGGAGGAAAAGAATATGACATTTGAACTTATCGAGAATTATAGGAAAATCGTGAAGCCGGCCATAAGCAGTTTGCTCGGAAGAACGAACTATGAGGGCAAGGGACAGTTGGATCAGGAAGAGTTCGAGAAGGATTTTGACGAGCTCCTCAATCTGGCGCTTGCCGGGCTTGCTGCCTGCCAGGAATCCGGGAAGAACTGGAAATACGTCGAGAAGGACGGGAATCCTGCGGAAGAAGGCATGTACTGGGTAACGCTCCTGTATGATGAGTGCTACACCGAGGGCGATTCCCAGGAGATCAAATTCACCGGAAAGAAGTATGCCGCTGTTGAGACAAGGTATTTCGGGGACATCACCAATGACCCCGAGCTCGCCGGATGGGCGATGGCGGGAGAGCCAAATACCGGGCTTGTCTGGACGGAGGAGACAGGAAGCCATTTCGGTGAGAAGGTCTGGGCGTGGATGCCGATCGGTGCGGTATCGATCGCGGAGCTCCCGGAAGGGTACGTTGCAGCCAATGAATGATGTGAAAGGAGCGGATAGCATGGAATATACATTGCCCATCCCGGGCGCGGTCTACCAGAACAACACGACGGGGAAGAAGGTGGTCTTCCTCTGCATACACGGGAACGAGGCGCATTTCATCAATGGAGACCTGACGAGTGGGACCATGGACGAGGTCGAGTTCATCGACACGCACCACGCGACAGGCCGTGAGGCAGATCTGGACACGATACTGCACGCCATCTGGGAGTGAGGAAGGAGAAATAGTGAAAAGCATAGACCAACTGAAACAGACGCCGAACCTGTGCGTCACCGGAAGGAAGACCGGCTACGGGCTGGACAGGTTCCATGTGTATGAGGGTTTCGTAGACTGGCAGGGCTTCAAGGGGAGCGTGATCTTCGGGTATGACGAAGCACACCTGATGGAGCATGTCAGCGTCAGCTGCTACAACAGGAAAAAGCTTCCCACATGGGACGATATGTGCAAGCTGAAAAAGATGTTCTTCAACGATGACGAGATGGTCGTGCAGATCCATCCGTCCGAGGAGAACTACCTGCACGGAGTGAGCCGTCCGGGATTCAAGACGCTCGAGAACGTGCTTCACCTGTGGCGTCCGATGGACGGAGACTTCTCGATCCTCAACACGCCGGAAAGATGGCAGTAAGGAGGGGCTATGGGAATGACCGAAAATGATGCGGGCGAAATTGAACGCCTGATGGAGAAACTCAGGGGAAGTGTTCAGCCGATCATGCAGGAATTCGGGATGAAGGAGTTCGAAGCCGTTGCATTCCTGATATCGCAGGAGGCTGAAAAACTGCAGGAGGCGTTCGCGAAGGTGGCGGAAGCAGCGCAGAATACGACCAGTCTGTCTGCCGAATTCGCGAAGGCAGTGGAAGCCGTGGAGCCGTCCGACGCGCTGGACAGCGACCCCGTGAGGGACATCGCATGGCTGAAAAAGGCGATCAAGCACAGCAGGAACCCAATGGAACGCAAGAGGCTCGAAACAGAACTGAACACGGCGTACAAACGCAGGAAGAGGAAGACTGGATGAACCAAGAAGGATATGCGGACCCGACGGCTGAAAAGGCGGTGTCCAACGTCATGAGGGACGGCAGGCACACGAACGTGCAGGACAAGAGCGCTGCCATCGCCTATCTCGTGCGGATGCTGAAGAACGAGGCGAACGCGATGGGCTTCGATATCATCAACCGCATCGAGTTCAGGGACAAGAGGACCGGAGAGGAGTACCGCTGATGTACCACAGATGCCAGAAATGCGGCAAGCAGCTCACGGATCCGGAAAGCATGATACGTGGGTACGGACCGGAGTGCTGGTGCGAGATCGTGAGGGCTGTCGCAAGCGCCATGGACAGTGACGCTGGACAGATTCCGGGTCAGATGAGCATTTGGGACCTTATGGGAAATGATAAGGAGATAGATGATGCAGGAACCGAAGAAATATTATGAGATCTACGCCGTTGATTTCGACGGCACGCTTACCGAGAAATCATGCTGGCCATGGATAGGCGAGCCGAACAGGCCGTTCATCGAATGGCTGATCAGGGAGAGGGGGAGAGGCGTCAAGCTGATCCTGTGGACGAACCGTGTTGGAGACCTGCTCGACGAAGCCGTCGAGTGGTGCCGGGCACAGGGACTAGAGTTCGATGCCGTGAACGAGAATATCCCGGAAATGAAGGAAACGTTCGGGGTCGACTGTCGCAAGGTCTTCGCGTCGAAGTATTTCGACGACAGGAACAGCTGGTGGATCGACGTGGACAGCGGGGAAGGACCGCTCACCATGGACGAGGCGATCGCCCACTGCTACGATGTCGCGGAGAAGAAGAAGGACTGCGAAGAGTGCTGCATGATGCACCTGATGCTCGCCAGATGGCTTGAGGAGCTGAAGGACAGGAGAAAGGCGGAAGCGGTGCAGAAAGCCATCGACAGCGGTCTTGCCCCGGTAGGGGCAGGTGAGGGCGCAATGAAATCAGATGAACTGATCTGCACGAGGCACGAGGAGATAATGAACATCTGCAGGGAACAGTTCGAAGACCTCCCGCCGGAAGCAGAAGCGCCCCAGGAGTACAGCGGGGTCTATGAAGCTTTCAGGAAGATACTCAGCGAGGCGGGAAAGGCATTGGAAGACGGGCAGAACATGGAGAACCGACTGACCGAGTACTACACAGCCATTAAAAACCTCGGATTTGAGCGGAGAAAGGCAGGTGAGGCATGATGGAAGCGGTCTATCGCTGCTCGCTCTGCGGAACGAGGTACGCGGAAGGAAAGACGTCATCCGTCCTCGCCGAGGCATACCTGAAGACGCTCCTTGCCAGCGGTGAGGAAAGCGCCTCGCTCATCGGGTATACTGGCAGGGTATACAGGAAGACGGTGCACAGATGCCCGGACGGGGCGTTCGGGATCGGAGAGATCATAGGATTCAGGCCGGAGGGGAAAAAGGATGGCGGTGAAAAGGATATGCCCCAGGTGCGGGAGCGAATATGACAGGCCTCCCGCCATGTCGAGGGTGGACAGCAGCCTGATCTGCCCGATGTGCGGGTACAAGGAAGCCCTGCAGACAGCTGTGGAACATGGTATAATGGACGAGGCACAGATGGAAGAGATTCTCGGCGCGATCAAGGAGGCGGAAAGTGGCGGAACTGGGAGAGAACAGTAAGTTCGTCTACATGACGGAACAGGAACTTAAGGACATCATCACGGAAGCGGCTGCGGAAGGGGCGAGGATTGCCATCGCGGACCGTGACCGGAAGAACGAGGCGGAAGTGAAGAGGCAGAACGACCAGCGCCTCTACAACATGCAGAAGCTTCTGCAGAACTACCGGCACATCCGGGCGAACTTCCTCGAGACGATAAGCAACGGCGCGCAGGCAAGGGAGCAGACACAGGAAGAGGCGATCCGCAGGCTCATGGAAGGGAAGGACGATGTTGACGTCGCCGCCCTTGAGACCACGAAGACCAGGAGCGGCATCATCATTGCCGACGTCGACAAGATGATGAAGGTCTTCCGGAAAGAGTGCGACCTGAAGGGCGAGATGGGGAAGCGCATGTACGACGTCATCCGCTCCATGTATTTCCTGAAAAAGCCGAAGTCCGTCAAGGAGCTGGCCGAGAAATGGGACGTGTCCAAGGTCACGATCAACAACGACAAGAACCGCGCGATCGAGATCCTTTCCACGAATACGTTCGGGATGGCGGCAGTAAAAAATTATCATCAAAATAACGGTAAGCGTTAGTTATTCACAGGTATATGTGGACAATGTGGACACAAAAAACGGAAGCCGTTAATTTTATCTTGACTTAATTCACAAAAACTCATATGATAAGTGGGTAATATCATGTCATGGGGCCGCTGGAAAGACCAGCGGCCTTTTCCATTCATCCGGGGAGAGGAGGTTGGTTTTGACGGAACGGAATGCCCTTCAAATAAAATCCCAAGGAGAAGGAAGATGAATGGATTTATCATACTCGCGGTATACGCAGCAGTGATGCTCGCCGCGACTTTTTTATTTGCAAAGCAGGGCAAAGGGAGCGACGATTTCTATGTAGGGGACAGGAAGATGGGCCCGGTCGTGTCCGCCATGAGCATTGCCGCCACATGGATATGGGCGCCGGCACTGTTCACCTCGGCGGAGAAGGCGTACTCGAACGGATTGCCGGGTCTTTTCTGGTTCCTGGTCCCGAACGTCCTTTGCCTGATGCTCTTCATTCCTTTTGCGAAAGCTATCCGCAGAAGGATGCCGGCAGGGATCACGCTGTCCGGCTTCATGGGCCATGAATACCAGAGCGACGGTGTGAAGAAGATCTACGGGATACAGCTCGCGGGTCTCACGATCCTGTCGACCGCTGTCCAGCTGCTTGCAGGCGGCCGGATCCTCAGCAACGCGACAGGCATAAACTTCACGCTGACGACGGTACTGCTGGCCGTGATAGCGTATTCTTATTCACAGTTTTCGGGAATACGGGCATCCGTCATGACGGACGTCGTACAGATGCTCTTTATCCTCGCTGCATGCGCAGTATTCGTACCGTGGGCCATAAGCATGCCGGGGGGCGCAGAGAACCTCCTGAAAGGCTTCCACGGATTCACAGGGGACTACAATTCACTTTTCGACGCGAAGGGCATGGAAGTGCTGCTCGCGTTCGGGCTGCCCACAGCCATCGGGCTCATATCCGGGCCATTCGGTGACCAGTGCTTCTGGCAGAGGGCTTTTTCCATCGACGAGAAGAAGATCGGGAAAGCGTTCCTGCTCGGCGCGGTCCTTTTCGGGCTCGTGCCTCTCAGCATGGGGATCATAGGCTTCATCGCCGCCGGATCCGGATACGCGGCACAGGACAAGGGCATTGTCAACTTCGAGCTGATCAGGGCGCTCTTCCCGTCATGGGTGGTCGTCCCGTTCCTGTTCATGCTCATGAGCGGTCTCCTGTCTACAGTTGACAGCAACCTGTGCGCGGCTGCGTCGCTGACGACGGACTGGCAAGTTGCCGGCAAGTTGGAAAATGACGGAAAGACGAGGCTTCCGAAGGCCGTCATGGTCCTCCTGCTGGTCATCGGCATCTTAATTGCCAACATCCCAGGCCTGACAGTGACGCATATGTTCCTCGTATACGGGACGCTGCGTGCGACAACGCTCCTGCCGACAGTCATGACACTTTGCAGGGTGAGGCTGAAGGCGGAAGGCGTTATCACCGGGGTGGGCGTGGCTCTGCTCACCGGACTTCCGGTATTTGCGTATGCAACGATACATGAGCTGCCGCTCCTGAAGACAGGGGCGAGCCTTTATACCGTGCTGATATCCGGTCTCATTGCCGTCATCCTCTCGGGGATGGGGGCGCGTTCAGGGGAAACGGCTGCCTGAGGGCAGAACGAACCCGCCATCGGCACGCTCATGCCATTGCCCTTCTTTTCATTGACGGAAAGGAGGGCATTTTTATGCAGATCAACAGGATGAAGCTGGCGGACATGCACAAGCCGGAGAAGAATGTCCGGATGCATACCGAGAACCAGCTGAAGGAATATGAGCGCTCGGTCCGCATGTTCGGCCAGACGAGACCCATTATTGTAGATGAGGATGGGCTTGTACTGGTCGGCAACGGGCTGTATGACACGCTCGTAAGGATGGGTGAGACGGAAGCGGATGTGTACCGCATGACGGACCTCACACCAGCCGCAAAGAAGAAACTCATGATCGCGGACAACAAGATCTTCAACCTCGGCGTCGAGAACCTGACCGTCCTTAACGAGTTCATAGAGGAACTGAGGGACGACCTCGACATACCGGGCTTCGATGAAGACATCCTCCGGGACATGGTGGCGGATGCCGAGGAAGTGACCGAGACGATCGCCAGCTACGGCCTGCTCGACGAAGAGGAAGTGCAGGAAGTAAGGCAGGCAAGTGCCGAAAGGGAAGCGAGGCGCGAAGCCTCCCCAGAGCCCACAGAAAGAGCTGTGAGCGCTCAGAACAGTTCAGACGACTCACAGACTGCCGCAACTGCGGAAGGCGCTGAGAACGGCAGATTCATCACATGTCCCAAGTGCGGTGAGAAGATATGGCTGTAAAGCGTAAGCAGGGAACGATCAACGTGGTGCAGGCCGCGGAGATGCGTGTACGGAACGTCTTTAAGAACGGGCTCCCTGTATACATGAGCTTTTCCGGAGGGAAGGACAGCCTGTGCCTCGCGAACGTGACCCTCGAACTGATCCAGAGGGGCGAGATCGACCCGGCACAGCTGACCGTCCAGTTCATCGACGAGGAAGCGATCTTCCCGTGCATCGAGGAGATGACCAAACAGTGGAGAAGGAAGTTCCTGATGGTAAGGGCGAAGTTCGCGTGGTACTGCATGCAGTACAGGCACTTCAACTGCTTCAACGCACTTGAGAACGACGAATCCTTCATATGCTGGGACGCGGAAAAGGCGGACAGGTGGGTGAGACAGCCCCCGCCGTTCGCCATAAGGAACGACCCGCAGCTCCGGGAAAGGGTGGACTCCTACCAGCAGTTCCTAGACAAGAAGTGCGCGATGGGAATGACGATGGTCGGCGTTAGGACGGCGGAATCGCTGCAGCGCCTACAGAACATTGCCAAGGTACCGCACCAGAGGAAAGGATCACTGGGAAGACGGAAGATCTATCCGATCTACGACTGGAAGGATTCGGACGTCTGGCTCTACCTGAAAGAGCACAAGGTCGACATCCCGGACATATATCTCTACATGTGGCAGGCCGGGGCGACCAGGAGACAGATGCGCGTCTCGCAGTTCTTCTCCGTCGATACCGCAAGGTCGCTCGTAAAGATGAACGAGTATTACCCGCACCTGCTCGACTCAATCATAAGGAGGGAGCCGAACGCCTACCTCGCCGCCCTTTACTGGGACTCGGAAATGTTCGGAAGGAGCACGAGGGCAAGGCGGACGCTCGAAGAAGATGCGGAGAAGAAAGACTACCGTGCGGAACTGAACCACGTTTTCAGGAACTTCGACACGTATTTCCAGACAAAGCACAAAAGGAAAGTGGCAAGCGCCTACAGGAACTTCTACCTGTCGACCGCCGCGCTCCTGAACGACCAGCAGGCAAAGAGCCTGTATGAATCACTGATGGCCGGTGATCCAAAGCTGAGGAGCCTGAGGGCGCTGTACCAGAACGTCTACAGCAAATACGTGGAAAGCGCGAAGGAAGAATTGAAAGCGAGGCCGAATGATGGATAAGAAACTGTCCGCACCGTTATCCACCCTGCAGTGGGTGGACAGGGATGCACTGAAACCGAATGATTACAACCCGAACAAAGTATCCGAAGAGAACCTGAAACTGCTGACACAGTCCATCCTCACCAACGGCTGGACGCTCCCGATCGTGTGCAGGGAAGACCTCACCATCATCGACGGGTTCCACAGATGGACAGTGGCGGGAAGGGAGCCGCTGAGGTCAAAGCTCGACAACAAAGTGCCGATCGTCATCGTCATCCATAAGGAACACGCAGAGGACATTTACGGAACGGTCACGCACAACCGGGCAAGAGGAACGCACCTTCTGGAACCAATGAAGGCGATCGTCAAGGAGCTGATCGGCGAGGGCAAGTCCGTCGAAGAGATCGGCAGGGAGCTCGGCATGCGTCCGGAAGAAGTGTTCCGGCTGTCGGACTTCAGCCGTGAGGACTTCCTGAACATGATGGTGGCAGGCAACACGAAGTATTCCCAGGCGGAATACATCACAAGGATATGACCGAACACGTACCGCAGCAAGAAGCGGCCGGCGCTCACGGAAAGCAAGTGGCGTCAATCATGGGAACATAGCTCAACAACAACGGAAAGAGCGCGGGGCGCGCTTAAACTCAGGAGAATCCGAGGTGAAGGTTCGAATCCTTCTGTTCCCGGTCAGCGACGGCGCGTTCCGTCGTTCTGATATCATATGCTTTTTTCATCCTCTGGCGAGTGAAATACCGGATGGTACGTAGCTCGCTGTATCGCGGGGTGGAGCAGTACGGCAGCTCGCGAGGTTCATACCCTCGAGGTCGCAGGTTCAAATCCTGCCCCCGCTACTCAAAACTCGAAACTCAAAACTCGAAACTCGAAACTCATATTGAGGCTGATACAGATAGGAATATCTGAGCATGGGAACTGCAAACGATGCGCAAACATCGCACGGTCCCTTTTATTTAGCGCATAAGCACGGCAGGGCTCTACGGCAACTGAGCATCCTGGTCCGCGCAAAGTTATACCGGATATTTTTATGCGGATTCCGGGTGAGGCGCACTGCATGGCGAGTACGGACGCTGTGCGGTGTGCTTCGAATTTTTAGCATATTTTTGAATTTATTTGTGTTCTATTAGATATAACACAAAATGCGTATAATATTTTCGGTTTATGCTGAAATAGTCAGACAATACCGAAATAAACACATACACGAACAAAGGAGAGGGAAATGCCAAGGGCGAGAAACCCGAACAGGGATAAAGCAAGACTGATTTATCTAAGATCGAGCGGGCAGAAAGCTCTCGTCAACATCGCCGAAGAATTGGGCGTTTCGCCTTCTGACGTCAGGAAGTGGAAATCACTGGACAAATGGGCTGATGATCTTTTGACGGAAAGCAAGAAGCAGCCGAGGAAGAGAAAAAAGAGCGTTCCAAAAAACGAAGGGAACGCTCCAAACGAAAAAGGGAGCGTTCCGAAACGAAAAGGCGGAGCGCCGAAGGGGAATAAATTCGCTCTCGGGAACAAGGGAGGCGGAGCCCCACTGCGAAGCCATAATGCCAGGAAGCATGGCGGATACGCAAAGATATTTCTGGATACGCTCGATGATGAGGAAAAAAAGTTGATGATGACGAGTGATATCGATGAAGAGCTTGTCCTTGTAGAAACGATCACTCTTTTTTCTATTCGTGAGCGAAGGCTTATGATGGCGATCAACCAATACAAGAATGACCCGAAATATAAAGACGGGCTGTATGTAGCAGGAGTTGAGAGCCGAAAAACGAAGCGAGTGTTCGAAGGGACGCCGGAAGAACAGGAAGAAGAACGAGAGCGATACAGAGAAAAGCGGCGCCTTCTTGAGGAAGCGACTCCGGAGGTTCTTCCAGGTTCCGCGATGGAGATTAGTACGCGTACGGAATCAACGGCGAACCTTATTGCCAGACTGGAACGCGAACTGACTTCCGTACAGTCGCAAAAAGCAAGAGCTCTAGCATCCCTGAATCAGGTCCGCAATGCAAGGATCCAACAGGAGATGCAGCTCCAGAAGCTTCCACTCGAACTCGAACTCATGGATGCGAACATTGAACGCACAGACGCGCTTACGAACAAGCTCCTCGGATCCGACAATGTGCTTGAGGACCTGAGCGAAACCGATAAGATGCTCTACGGAGAGGACGGTGATGCGGATGCGGACACGGTCTGAACGCAGGCAGCTGAGGTGCTGGAAGGACAGAAGGGAAACGAGGCGTGAATCACGGCTCCATTTCATGTGGAACGAGAAGCACAAGGAATATATCCGGAAGTGCGTCTCGAACACGTACAACATCGCTGAGGGTGCTGTCCGAGCAGGAAAGACCGTCGACAATGTGTACGCCTTCGCACATGAGCTGAAGACACACCCGGACAAGATGCACCTGGCCACAGGAAGCACCGGAGCCAATGCGAAGCTGAACATCGGTGACTGCAACGGCATGGGGCTTGAATACATCTTTGCCGGCCAGTGCCACTGGGGCAAGTACAAGGGCAACGAGTGCCTGATCATCAACGGCCCGGATACAGGGCACAAGGAGAAGATCGTCATCTTCGCAGGTGCCGCGCTGGCGTCGTCCTACAAGAAGATAAGGGGTGAAACAAACAGGAATTGCCCCAACACGCTTTTACTGCTTATCGGCAGGGTACCCGTAAGGGTGCTAACGGGGGATGAAAAAATCCCGTGGGAAGATTGATTGATAAATACCCGAAAGGAGTATGCTATGGAAGAATGGAGAGCCATTGAAGGATATGGCGGAAGGTACTATGTGTCGAACCTTGGAAGGGTAAAGAGCATAGGCGGGAAAAGATGTAAGCATAAGCCTGTCATCATGAGCCAGCTCAAACAGAATTCAGGCTATATGTTCGTCAAGCTGTTCAGGAACGGAAAGCATGATACGAGGACTGTACACAGGCTTGTAGCCGAAGCGTTCCTGGGCGAGAGCGAATGTTCCGACATAAACCATATCGATGGAGACAAGACCAATAACAATGTGAGCAACCTTGAATACTGTTCAAGAAAAGAGAATATGAAACACTGTGCTGAAAACGGATTAAGGAAAGATATTCGTCACGTGGCAGCCTTGAAAAATGGAAGGATAATAGCCAAAGGATATTTCTCAAGGGATCTTGCCGAAAAACTGATCGACATGAAAATTGTTCCGGAATCAACGTGTTCAGAAACGATTGCCCGGTCTATCAGGAAAAAGATAGACAAGGGCGATTTTTATTATGGTCTCACATTCATATCAATCAATAACCTGTAACGACTATCCGCTTGATAGCGGAGTACATCTCCTATTGATACGGAGATGGAAAAGGGCGTGAACCCGAAAGGGTTTAAGAGATAGTCTGCTATAAATAGCGAATTCTTACGGCATGTGGATCGCTACCGAGATCAACATCCACCACGACAACACCATTAAGGAAGCGTTCAACCGTACGCTCGCGTCCCACAAAAGAAAGTTCTTCTGGGACCTGAACCCGGACCACCCGAACGCTCCGATCTATACGGAGTACATCGACAAGTATGTCGAGATGGACAAGACGGGCGATCTCCTTGGCGGAGTGAACTATATGCAGTTCACGATCTTCGACAACATCAGCATCGAGGAAGAAGCGAGGAAGGCGTTCATATCGCAGTACGTCCCCGGGACCATCTGGCACAACAGGGACATCCTCGGACAGCGGAGCATTGCAGAAGGTCTGATCTATAAGACCCTTGCCGGCGAGATGTCGCTGCCGAAGGGACAGAAGAAACCGCACTCCATCACCATTGCCGAGGCGCGGCAGATGCGGTTCGCCAGGGTCATCGTAGGCGTTGACTTCGGAGGGAACGGGTCTGGCCATGCCTTCGTTGCCGTGGGGCTCCCGGTCGGGTTCAACCAGATCGTTGCCATACGGAGCAGGAGATACGTCGAGGGAAAGATGGACCCGGACACGAACCAGATCGTGAGGGACATATCATCCCAGGAGCTGTGCAAGCTGTTCCTAGATTTCGTGCTCTGGGTGCGCGCAAACTTCGGACGCGTCGACAATGTCTACGTGGATTCGGCTGAGCAGGTGCTGAAGCGTGATTTCGCGAATACGCTCAAGCGGAACAAGCTCGGCGGCATCCCTGTTTCCGACGCGATGAAGACTTACATCAACGACAGGATATTCTGTCTCGACATCCTGTCCGCGAATGACAGGTTCTTTTATGTCGAGGAAGAATGCCGGTCCCTTATGGATGCCATAAGCTCGGCCATATGGGACAAGAAGAAACCCACAAAGAACGAACGTCTTGACGACGGAACATCGGACATCGATTCGATGGATGCCTTCGAGTACACGTTCGAGCGGTATATACCGAAGCTGCTCAAGGGCTTCGGATTCAAACCAGGTCAGAATTAAAGGAGGCATTCATGGGACTGGTAGATGTGATCAAAGGAATAGGAGGGAGGTTGAAAGGCATGTTCCTTGGAAGGACTACGATCGAGAAGAAGATGAAGGTTCAGACGGTCATCTCCAAGAAGATGGAAGAATCTATCCAGCTCTGGGGTGAGATGTACATGAACCACCCGCCGTGGGAGGGAGAGGTCGAGCACGGCGCGTGCATGAACCTTCCATCTGCGGTCTGCTCGGAGTTCGCCAGGCTGATCCTGACGGAATTCGATTTCTCCCTCGACGGGAACGATATGTCGGACTTCATCAAACTGCAGATGAAGTCGCTGCTCCGTCCGGACAACATAGTGAAATATGTCGAGGCGTATTCCGCATACGGCGGGATCGTGTTCAAGCCGTATGTCAAGTCAGTCGACGGGAACGGGATCCCGAACAGGATCGGTATTGACGTGCTGTACGCGAACGAGTTCTATCCGCTCGCGTTCGATGACGATATGGTCACGTCGGCCATATTCGTCGATTCACTGAAGAAACAGAGATACATGTACACCCGGCTCGAGATGCACACATGGACGCCGGAGAAGTACACGGTCGTCAACAAGGCATTCCGTTCCGAGGAGATCTATAACTTCACAGATACGGAGACTGCCGGGGACAACGTGCGTGACCGCTTCAGGGAAGAAATCCCGCTGACAGACGTCGAGGAATGGGAAGGCATCCAGCCCGAGGTCGAGATAGCGAACATCGAGACCCCGCTGTTCGTCTATATCAAAGTCCCGGTGCCGAACACCAGCGACCCAAAGTCACCGCTCGGCGCTTCCGTTTTCCACCGTGCGGAAACAGACTTCCGGGAGGCAGACAAGAAGTATGGCGGATTCGTCTGGGAGTATGAAGCCAAGAAAGCGAAGATATTCGCGGACTCCACCATGTTCGACGAGGAACGTGACGAGAAAGGCAACCTTAACCTGACCGGCATCGACCAGAAGCTGTTCCGCCTGCTCCATTCGGACACGAGCCTCAACGAAGGCACTAAGAACCTTATCGAGCCGTACTCTCCGGAAATCCGGGACACGGCATGGGTAAACGGACTGAACGAAGACCTGAGGCAGATCGAATTCAAGTGCGGACTCGCATACGGAACGCTGAGCCATACGACGGAAGTCGAGAAGACGGCGGAAGAGATCAGGATGTCCAAGCAGAGGAGCTACCATTCCGTCAACCTTATGCAGCAGGCATGGGACGACGGTCTGAAGGAGCTCTGCCAGGTACTCAAGACATACTGTCGGCTGTACGGCATCGTGGCGGACGCGGATGTCGAACCTGTCATCACATGGGGAGACGGCGTCCTGCAGGATACGGACAAGGAGCTGCAGATACGGATGCAGCTGGCGAACAGCGGATACCTCCGGAAGGAATACGTCACGTCGTACTGGTTCGGATGCTCTCCTGAGCAGGCGCTTGAGGAATACATGCCCGCGGACGTCCCTGATGCCGAAGAAAGGTTCCCGTTCACAGGGAATTCATGACGGAGGTGTGAGGGATGCTGACACCGGAATACCTTGCGGGATGCAGTGATTACATCCTCGGGCTGTACGACCAGCTGGAGACGCAGATCGTGACGGACATCGCGAGAAGGCTCGTGGAGAACGGATACCCGACGGACACGGCCATCTGGCAGTACCAGCAGGTGCAGGAGATCGGGGCGCTGCAGGACGAGGTCAACCGTCAGATATCGGAGATGACCGGAAAGACAGCGAAGGAGATCGAGAAGCTGTTCAAGGAAGCCGGGGCGATGAACATTGAGACGAACGCCGCGCCTTTAGTGGCCGAGGGCATCGAGGTGGACAGGAGCATGTCCATCGCCATGAGGCAGGTACTCGAGGCAGAGATACGGAGGACGCAGGGAGACCTGATGAACCTTACGAGGACCACGGCGGGGACAGCCGCCTCGCTCTACCAGCAGATGTCAAACCAGGCGTACATGCAGTCCATCTCAGGTGCGTTCTCACCGCAGCAGGCCTTACGTGCCGCTATCATCGGCGCGGCGCAGGAAGGCGCTTATGTGCAGTTCGCGAAGAGGAAGGACCACCTTGACGTCGCGATCCGCAGGAACCTGCTGACTTCCGTCAACCAGACAGCGGCGAAACTGACCGAGATACAGGCGGAAGCGATGGGCGTGGAGTATTACGAGGTGTCAGCGCATTTCGGGGCGAGACCTTCCCACTCCGTATGGCAGGGGAAGATCTACAAGATCGACGGAAGCTCGTTCGAGTACCCGAACTTCGCGGATTCCACGGGGTACGGCACAGCAGGCGGTCTGTGCGGGGTGAACTGCCGGCACAACTTCTATCCGTTCTGGCCGGGCATATCAAAGCCGAACTGGCCGCAGGAACGCTTGGACGAGTTCGAGAACCACCGGGTGAAGTACAAGGGAGTCGAGTATTCGGATTACGAGGCATCGCAGGAACAGCGTGCGCAGGAGAGGGACATCCGGGAACTGCGGAGACAGCTCGCATCCCTTGACGCAGCCATGCAGGCAGCCACGGACGACGAGATGGAGGAAGAGCTGTCGGAGGATTTCAAGAAGAAAGCAAAGATCCTGAAAGCCAGGGAGAGGGAATTGAAGAAGTTCTGCAGGGAGACCGGACGGACATACGAGAGCAACCGAGTGCAGGTGGTCGCCTACAAGGACAAGAACGGAAGGGTCGTGCGCTTCGGTCGTTCTACATCGCAGAAGGCTGTGCACGCCAGCAAGAAGGATTAAGTAACAAAGTGAAACTAAAGTGAACATATTGCCCGCACAGGGCAGGATAAGGAGGTGACATGGGAGCAAAGGGAACATCATTCAGCTCTTTCGTAGACAGGCTGAACGAGATCATGGCGAAAAGAGGAGTATCACCCGGCAGGCTTGCCGAACAGATCGGTGATACGGAAAGCAGGGTCAAAGAGTATATCGCAGGGCAGAGGTGCCCGAATGCAGTGATCATCATGAAAATCGCGGAAGCCCTCGGCACTTCTCCCGAATGGCTCTACGGCCTCCCGGAAAAGAAGACCATGTTCTTCTCGGAAGCGCTCGACGCCATGAAACATGGAGCGAAGGTGAAGCTCCCCACATGGGCCGGATACTGGGAATGGGACAGCGAGAAGCAGACCATCCTGATGCACTGCCGTCCGGAAGAATCCGATACAGGGGAGCCGGTCATGGATATCCGTGAATCACAGCGGGTTGAGTACACACTCCGCAATATCTGTTCGACTGAATGGATGATCGCGGATGAAGACAACTGCCCGAAGCTCGGCGGAAGGCAGACGGGTCTCTCCTTCGGGGACGCCATCAACATGGCCAAGCGCTACGGAAAGAAGATCGCCCGTTCCGGCTGGAACGGGAAGGGACAGTACGTGGAGCTCGCGACCTGCATCAGCTACAAGGACGCTGCCGGCAAGACGGTCAATGCGGAACATGACGCGATCGGGAACAAGGCGTTCGCTTTCGTCGGAACATCCGGCGTTCAGATGGGATGGCTCGCGTCTCAGGCCGACATGCTTGCGACCGACTGGGAAGTAGTCGAATAACAGGAGGACACGGCATGGCAAAGAAAAAGAAGGACAAGAAACGGAAGAAGCAGAAGATCCGCATATTCTTCCGGGATGGAAGGAAGGACATCATCCCGCAGAGGCTCTGGGACGATTACGATTTCATCGCTAAGGACAGCGGATGCTATTTCGTCGTGATCAGGAAAGAACAATGGATCGCGACCTACAACATGAAGGACATTACGGCCTGGACAGTCGTATGAGTGAGGTGACAAATATGGGAAGCAAAGAGTATATCCATTTCTGCAAGGAACAGATTGTCGAGTATTACAACGGAAGGGCGGACAAGACCGATAAGAACGGGCACATCACGACGGATGACGTGTTCGTCGTCTGGTACAGCAAGACGCTGCAGAACCAGAAAGCCATGCTCAGCACGACCGTCCCTGACGGCATGTACTACGAGGTCACGTTCAACGGTGATAAGTCCGAAGCGTATCTGGATGCCTACAAAAAGTGGGAGAACAAGTGCATCCATGTAAGCAGCAAATAATCCGGGAACATATCCGTTCCCATCACAGATCAGATCAAGGAGGTGAACAATGTCGATATTTCATAAAACGATTGTCGCTGTGGAGGTAAAGGATGACAGCCCGGAGACAATGGAACGCCTTACGTCACAGCTCTGCATGGAAGACCCTGTGTTCGTGTACAACGATACGACGGGTGCGCTCGAGCTCATGCTTCCCCGGAAGGACGATGGAAGCATAGCAACGGTACCGCTCGGGAAGTGGCTGTTCCGGAACGATGAAGGGGAATTCGGGTTCCTTTCCTACGACGAACTGGTGGAGCAGTACGGCCAGCCGATCGAGGGAACGGAAGACTTTGGGACGGCAACGTCAAGGAAGCTCTTCGTATCCTGCCCGATGAAGGGGCGGAGCGAAGAGGTGGTCTACCGGGAATTCGACAGGCTCTGCAGGGTTGCCGAGGCATATTTCGATGAAACGTTCGACGTTATTGAATCCTTCTTCGAGGAAGAGCCTCCGGAAGGGATCACGGGTGACAAGGCTGCCGTCTGGTATCTCGGAAAATCGATCTCGAAGATCTCCGAGGCGGATGTCGCGATCTTTGCGGAAGGCTGGTATGACGCCAGGGGATGCAGGGTCGAGCACGATGTCTGCAGGTCGTACGGCATCCCTGTCATTGAAGTGGAGCTCCATAAGGCCCGCAGGCCCGAACCTGTGGAGTGTGAGTCTTGACCTGCAGGGCTGCGTTCGAATGTGAGGCGTTCATCCTTACGGCGGACGCAGAACGCACAGCACCGTCCTGGTTCTGCGTCAGGGCGAGGCAGGGGCTGATACAGCTAGACTTCAGGATCGTGGACGGGGCATCGAAGCTCCGCGGGTGCACGATCCAGACAGGGCGGGGAAACATCACGGCCAGCGTCGGGGATTACATCGTGAAGTACCCGAACGGCCACCTGTTCCCGTTCGACAAGAAAACTTATGAAAGGCTCTTCTTAACATGCACATAAGCAAAAAAGTCAACGTGCTCGGAGTCAGGTACAAGATCAGGCTCCGGACATTAGATGAAGATGAAGATCTCAAGGAATGCGACGGTTACTGCTGTGAGTACAAGAAGCTCATTGTGGTAAGAGACTACATAAGGAAAGATGTAGTCGGATTCGCCAGCCGGAAAGAGGCAGAGAAGTGCATCAAGCATTCGCTCCGCCATGAGATCGTCCATGCGTTCCTGTTCGAATCCGGGCTTGGCTGGGATTCGGATGCGGCAGAACACTGGGCAGTCCACGAAGAACTTGTGGACTGGATCGCCCGGATGCATCCGAAGATACACAAAGCGTATAAGGAAGCGGGATGCGCATGACCATGTGAGCTCGTGGAATGACCACAGTCGAGATTTTAAGGAAAGGAGGTATATTTATTTGCCGAGCAGCAAATTGACCATCAGAAGCCCGTCCAGGAGGTGATCCATATATCTCCCTTGCCTGAGGGTGAGAAGGCAGTAATAATCTGGTAAGTGCATTAGAAAACAATCGATAACAATGAAAACGTTCGCTAACACGGGATGGGATTGTTCATATTCTGCAGCCAGTCGTAACTTATTCAGTCTTACAGTTATACAACTAAATTTTCACGGAAGGGAGTGCCGGTCCACAGCCGGCACTCTTTTATATGTCCCGGGCACGACGCTATAAAAGGTCCGCCCCGGCGGATGGGGGCGTTTACAAGTACGTCCTGAGCGGATGACTGAGTGAACAGTCGTTTAAACCAAATCAGCAATAAGCCATGAAAGGAGAACATTATGGCATACGATTTCTTAAAGAAACTCTTCCCGGCGAATGAGGACGGGACACCGAAGGCAATGACCTTCGAGGAACTCGAAGCAGCGATCAGCGCGGACAAAGGCATCAGCCTCGTCAACCTCAAGGACGGCGGATACGTGTCGCAGGACAAGTTTGACCGCAAACAGCAGGAACTGGCACAGGCCCAGTCATCCATTGAGACCCTGAACGGCACGATCGCAAAGAACACCACAGACCTCGAGGAACTGCAGAAGCAGATCAAGGCGGCTGAGGGCGATGCGTCCAAGATTGCGGCACTGACCAGCCAGGTCGCGCAGCTCCAGGCTGACGCAAAGACCGCCGCTGACAAGTACGACCAGCAACAGAAGGATTTCCAGGACCAGCTCGCGAAGCAGGCGTGTGAATTCGCGATCAAGACAAAGGTCGGCGGACTGAAGTTCTCATCCGCATCAGCGAAGCGCGCTTTCACGCAGGACATCCTTGGCGCAGGTCTCAAGGTCGACGGTGAGAATGTCCTTGGCTTCGACGATTATGTCGCGAAGTACAAAGCGGAGATCGACCCGGACGCATTCGCGAAAGAGGAAGAGCCGAAAGAACCGGAGCCGAAGAACCAGACACCGCCCCCGATCTTCTCGGGCGGTACGCATAACGGCACAGGCGCAGGGAAGGATAATGACTTCTCCAACCTGTTCCACTTCACGCAGGTCAACCCTGTGAATAAATAAAGGAGATTAGAAAGCAATGGCTATTACAGGCATCAACTATGCAGAGCAGTACCTTACAACACTTCTCCAGAGCTTCCCGTATGTACTCTACTTCGGTGAGCTCTTCGCAACCCCGGCAAACGGCCGCTACCAGTTCACTGGTCCGAGCACCATCCAGATCCCGAACATCAATGTCAACGGCCGCAAGGACGGCAACATGGACCAGCTCACGACCAAGGGCAGGAACTTCGGTCTTACCTACAAGACCCTTGAGCTCACCCGCCACCGCACATGGGACACGCTGCTCCATCCGGAGTACGTGAACCGCACGAACGGCATGGCTACGATCGCCAACGCTACGCAGGTCATGAACCAGGAAGAGAAGTTCCCGGAGATGTCCGCGTACCTCGTTTCCAAGCTGTTCGCTGATTATGTCGAGGCTGGCAAGAACGTCGTTACGACCACGCTCACGGTCAACAACATCCTCAGCGTATTCGACGACATGATGGTATCCATGGACGATGCACGCGTACCGAGAGCCGGCAGGATCCTCTACACGACCCCGGGCGTCGGCAAGCTCCTCAAGGAGGCAGCTGACCTTCAGCGCTCCTTCGCAGTCCAGACCGGCAACCAGAGCGTCCAGAGACAGATCGCGAACCTTGACAACGTCAAGATCGTCGACTACATCCCGACCGACATCATGAAGACTGCCTATGACTTCTCCGCTGGCTGGGCTGTCGGCGCTACGGCACGCCAGATCAACATGATGCTCGTCCATCCGGACGCAGTCATCACCCCGATCAAGTACACCTTCGCCGGCCTCGACGAGCCGAGCGCGGCGCATCAGGGCAAGTACTACTACTTCGAGGAGTCCTTCGAGGATGTATTCCTCCTCCCGCTGAAGGAAGGCGGCATCGTGTTCCACGCAGACGCTGATACAGCGACCTACACTGCAGTATCGAACCCGACCGGCAACCCGAAGACACTCGGCTACTACGTACTGTCCGGCAACACCTATATCCTGACAGAGGATGAGGCGGTCGTCGCAGGTACAACGTACTACACGAAGTCCTGATCTGACACACGCAGCTAAGAAGGGGGCGCTCAACGCGCCCCTGTTTTAACGAAAGGACACAATCATGAAATATATCGCAAGAAAGAAGAACGTCGAGTACAGGATCGATGAAACAGAGATCAGCCGCTTCCTGGCGGACGGATGCACGATTTTCGTTGACGACGGCACAGGCTTCCGCGTCTATAAGGCCCCGGCCGGCAAGGAAGACCTGCAGAATAAGGTAAAGAACCTTGAGGCGGTCATTGCCGACCTGAGGAATCAGGTAACGCTCAAGGACAGCCAGATCATCAGCCTTACATCCGATAATACGGCACTCAAGAAAGAGAACCAGAAGCTCAAGGCTGAGCAGGCAGCCGCGGAGGACGCTGCGACAAAGAAGGGTACCGGCAAGAAGGGCTGACACCTGAACTGCCAGCCGTGAAAGGAGGGCTGAATGGACAGGCCGTATGTTGATTACAATTATTACACCTCTGAGTATTTCGGGAACAAGATACCAGAGGATGAATTCATTGCTTTCGCCCGGAAGGCAAGCCTGAAAATGGATGCCTTCACCTTCGGGCGGCTGGCGCGGTGGGATCGGTCCTGCTATCCGGATTCCGTGTTCGATGCGTGCTGTGCAGTAGCTGAGGCTATGTATGAATACGACGCACAGCAGAAAGCGATCTCCGAAGCCACGAGCGGCGGGGCGGTCAAGTCCGAGAGCAACGACGGATACAGCATATCGTTCGCCTCGACAGACAGGACGGCGGACGCGAAATCACAGGACAGGGACATAAGGGAGGCTATTGAATCCTATCTAGGGCATTCCGGGCTCCTCTTCCGCGGCGTGTCCAGAAAGTGGGATTCGGGTAAACAGCCATGATCACGAACGCAGACATCACCATATTCAACAAGGTGCTCGGCGACGACCGGAGGGACGTATTCCTTCCGACGCATATTTACGGCGTCTCATGGTATGACGCGCACGACGGTTCACAGCCAACTTCACTGTCTCTGCCTGAAAGGGAGAAGTACATCGTGCGGATCCCGATATCCGCAAGCGTTTCCGACGATAAGGAATACATCGATGCTGCCCTGTACGACGAGCTGACCGACCAGCAGCGTGAAGGATACTGGACCATCCAGACATCCTGCATCGTTGCGCATGGAATCGTGAACGTCGATGATGGCTGGGACGGCATCACAGAGGACGAGATCCTGTCGCTGAAGACCAAGCTGTTCACGGTGAACACCTATGCGGACAACACCATCAGGGGAACGAAGTTCACCAAGCACTGGCGGATAGGAGGCTTCTAATGGCTGGCGTGAGCTTCAATATTCCCGGACCGATTACTGCAAGCTCCGTAGGGTTTACTGGTTCGCTAGAATGGAAACCTGAATTTCCTTCAGCCTGTGGTCAAAGATTTTCTAAAGCACAAAAGTTTGTTGATTCAGAGGTGCTTCGTTACGGTGATCCGTTAGCACCAAAAGTTACTGGTTTTCTGATAGTAACCGGTAAACTTGGGACAGTACTGGGAAGTGGTGTGGTTAGTTACACTGCTATATATGCCGCGACACAGTATTACAAGACCGCGCAGACAAGACCGTACGACGCAAACAGAGGCGGCAGGTGGTTCGAGAGGATGAAGGTGAGACACAAACAGGACATCCTCGAAGGTGCCAAAAGAATTGCAGGAGGTGGTTAATGGCTGACCATATCATCAATGCCATAACGGATTATTTCAAGAAGTGCCCGCTCCTGAGGGGCGGTGTTTTCCGTGTCGATGCGCTCGGCCCGAGACCGGTCGAATACGTCATCGAGACATCAATGTTCACGCCTGTCCTCAGGACTTACGTGAACGGGGACACGGAACGGCAGTACCAGTTCTCGTTCGGATCCAGAGAGTATTATTCGATGGACAGGCTCCAGATGATGAGCGCGAGCGGGTTCTACGAAGATCTGTGCGACTGGGTGGAATCCCAGAGCAGGGAAGGAAAACTCCCGGAGCTCCCGGAAGGGATGTATGCAGATTCCATAGAGGTTCTGTCACCGGGGTATATCTATGACATTACCGGAAAGAACGCACGGTACCAGATGCCGATGCGGTTGATTTACACAAAGGAGGCTTAACAATGCCAAAAGGACATGCGGTTCTCAGACATGAGTTCGCCGACTACCTGAACGTCGGCACAATAGAAACACCGAATTACGTTCTGATGGGCTACGGCTTCACGACTCTCGACGAGACGTTCGGAGCCCAGACAGAGGAAACGAAGTACGTCAACGACAAGACAGCATCCACAGATGTTGTGTCGTACACGTCCAACTTCCCGTTCACTGCGCACCTGATCAAGTCCGAAGATGCAGTTATTGCACTGTACAACGTCGGACGCAACCACCTGACCGGTGGAGATGCTGAATTTGAATACGTCAGAGTTGAGCTTTGGGATCAGGCAACCGAAGAATCCGGTGGAGTAGAGACACCTGTTGCCAACACGTTCAAAGCCCGGAAGTTCGTTGTTTCTGCAGCCGTAGAAGGAGTCAGCGGTGAAAGCAAGCAGGAAATGACAGGAACGCTTAACGCTGTCGGTGATCCGGTCGATGGCACGTTCAACACGCAGACAAAGGCATTTACACCTGCAGCCTGATCGAAGTAAGAAAAAGATAAACGGAGGATGAATATATGTCAGAAATGGAATATAACGGTGTAAAACTCGAATTAGACCTTCTCGATGCCGATGAAATGGAAAGATATGAAAACGCCCTTGCAGATACAAGGACGCTCATCAGCGACCAGAGTCAGTACGAAGGGAAGAAGAACTCTGAGCAGATGCGTATTCAGATCAGCATCATTGATGATTTCTTCGACCATCTGTTCGGCGAAGGAACGTCCGGACGTATGTTCGGTAAGAATGCTGACCTTCGTAAAAGGATCGATGCTTTCGGCATGGCTGCCAATCTCGGAGCACAGCTCACCGATGAGGTCAATGCCCTGAAGGAAAAGTACAATCCCGAAAGACTTCCCAACAGGGAGCAGAGAAGGAAGAAGAAGTATAACAACCGCACCCGTAAATGGCAGTAAATATCCTTCTAGACCCCGTTCCTGAAGAAGTTGAAATAGGAGGCACGATGTATCGCATTAACAGCGATTATCGTGTCTCTGTTCTTTTTGAGCTTATGATGTCAGATGATGAACTCGACGCAAGAGACAAGATAGCACTCGCCCTCGACCTGTATTACGGCTGTGTGCCAGATGACATAGGGCAAGCCGTAGAAAAGCTTCTTTGGTTTTACCGGTGCGGAGATGAAGTGAAAAAGAAGCAGGAGAAAAGGTTCGATGAAAAGACCGGTAAGTTTGTCCCTGTAGACAACAGCAAGACATCTGATCTCGTTTACTCGTTCGAACACGATGCGCAGTACATATACGCTGCTTTCATGGAGCAGTACGGCATTGATTTGACAGAGGAAGACATGCACTGGTGGAAGTTCCGTGCATTGTTCAGGTCGCTGAACGAAAGTACAAAGTTCGTAAAGATAATGGGGTATAGAAGCATTGAAATCAGTCCAAGCATGTCAAAACAGCAGAGGATGTTCTATGAAAACATGAAAGAGCTGTACGCACTTCCTGCTTCTCAGAAAGAGCAGGATAGACAAGATGCTATCGTTGCCGCACTCATGGGGGACGGTGATGTATCAGGTTTGCTTTGAAACAGATATGAAAGAAAAAAACGTTAAGACCCAGGTCGTGTGTCCGGTATGTGGATATCTGATGCCACTGTTTTTCGATGAACAGGCCGAGTCGAAAGGTATATTCGTTACGTGCAAAGGCAGAGGATGCAAGGCTGTCTTTGAAGTCATAGTGAAAAAAGGAGAACAGATTAGGTAGAGCCATCATGAGCCGATAATCGTTCACTGCATGAAAAGAGGTGAAACAGATTGTCTTATGATGGAACACTGAAATTCGATACGAAAATCGACAGCAGTGGTTTTCAAAAAGGAATCAGTAAGATCAGCAATATCGCACAGACCGGTCTTGCTGCTGCTACGGCAGCACTCGGAGTCGTATCTACAGCAATAAGTGCGATTAGTACGTTTTCCGTAAAGGCAGGAGGTGATTTCGAAGCCTCTATGTCAAATGTGGCCGCTATCGCAGGTCTTACCTCGAAAGAGGCTGGCAGTGATTACGACATTCTGGTGAAGAAAGCGAAAGAAGTCGCGAGCCAGAGCAAGTTCACCGCTGCTGAGACAGCTGATGCCCTTTCTTACATGGCTATGGCCGGATGGAAGACGGAGGACATGACCGCCGCCCTGAGCAGCGTCGTCAACCTCGCAGCCGCATCCGGACAGGACCTTGCGTCGACGTCAGACATCCTGACAGACGCAATCACAGCTCTCGGACATACAGCGAGCGATTCGACAGGCATCGTTGATGAGTTCGGCAACGAGGTCTCATATGCGACCCATTTCGCGGACATACTTGCCGCGGCATCGTCAAACGCCAACACGAACGTCGGTATGCTGGGCGAGTCCTTTAAGTACGCTGCGCCTGTCGCTGGTGCTCTTGGAATCACGGCAGAAGATACATCCATCGCACTTGGACTGATGGCGAATGCCGGTATCAAGGCATCACAGGGCGGCACGGCACTCCGTACCGGACTTTCTAACCTAGTCAAGCCGACCAAGCAGATGCAGACTTACATGGACAAGTACAACATTGCCCTTGTAAAGAATGCGGACGGCTCCGTCAATCTCCGGGACACAATGGAGTCCCTTCGAGAGAAGATGGGCTCCCTCAGCACGACGGAACAAGCCGCCGCAGCATCCGCGATCTTCGGAAAGGAAGCAATGTCCGGATGGCTTGCCATTATCAATGCGTCTGATGCGGATTTCGAAAAGCTGACGAACGCGATCGACAACTGCGACGGCACTACACAGCAGATGGCCGATACCATGAACGACAACCTCAAGGGCCAGCTCACGATGCTCCAGTCACAGCTTGACATCCTCGGCGTGTCGATCTATGAATCCCTGCAGACGCCGATGAAGGGCGCTGTACAGACTCTGCGTGAATTTGCCGATGCGCTCCAGGATGCCTACAACGAGGGCGGTATGGATGCCCTTATCGGCAAGTCAGGCGAGGTCCTTGCCGGCATGGTGACAGCACTGGCGCAGGCAGCGCCACAGGTCGTTGAAGTTGCACTTTCAGTCGCACGGTCATTCATTTCGTCATTGCTGGCGAACAAAGCAGAGGTAGCGTCAGCCGGATCCGAACTGGTCACGACGCTCATCACGGGAATCATCAGCTTCTCCGGAGATCTCTGGAGCTGCGCTGTAGAGCTGTTCGCTGAATTCCTCAAGGGCATTGCGGACAACACGCCGCAGATCGTTAAGGCAGCGCAGGACGCGATTATACAGCTCGGCACCGCCCTGGCAGAGAACGCTCCATCAATCGCCAGTTCAGCTGTACAGATCATAAGCGCACTTGCCAAAGGATTCATGCAGGTGCTCCCACAGCTGATCGACATCGGAAAGCAGATCATCGAGGGAATCATACAGGGGGTATCCGAGGAATCGCCGCAGCTCGGTGCGTTCCTGTCCGGAATGTTCGAAGGGGTTCAGGAAGTCCTTGGCCCCGCTGTTGACGCTCTCAAGACGGCATTCGAGGCGGTATCGTCCGCACTGTCGAGCATAGACCCGGCTACAGCGCACCAGATAGGCAAGGCGATTGCAAAAGTAGTTGCGGCATTTATAGCATTTAAAGCCGTGCGAACAATCACAGGTGTGGTATCGACCATCGGTGGAAGTTTAACTGGCTTAGCAGGCAATGTCACATCATTTGCGAAAAAAGCTGTCGAAGGTTTTGATCTTTGGCGTGGCGGAGCAGGAACACTGTCAGAAGTCCTTGCTCTTGAGTTCCCAAAGATTGGCGCAATTGTCGGTAAAATTGGGGGGCTATTTGGTTCTGGTGGACTCATTTCCACCATCGGATCAAGTCTTTCAGGTGTTGCGTCTGCTGCTGCAACGGGCATAGCAGGTATTGGATCAACAATAATGACAGGATTCGGCGCAGTAGTCGCAGCTATCGGTGCGGGACCGCTTATAGCCATAGCAGCAGCCATAGCAGCGATTATCGCTGTTGTATGTAACTGGGATGAAGTAAAGACTTTCTTCACCGAGACACTGCCTAACTGGTGGAATGAGACAGCGTGGCCTGCTATAACCGGTTTCTTTGAAGCAGCCGGTCAATGGTTGTCAGAACTGCCCGGAAAGGTTGTTGCTTTCTTCACAGGCATCATCGAATCCCTCGGTGAATGGGTCGCTTCGGTAGGCGAATGGATAGCTGAAAACGTGCCAATGCTGATTGAAGCTATCGTAACGTTCTTCAGTGAACTGCCGTACAAGATAGGCTACGCAATCGGTTTCTGCATCGGTACATTTGTGTCATGGTGCGCAGACGTAATAAATTGGATAGTTGAGAACGTTCCGCTGATTATCGACTCGATATGCACGTTCTTTAAGGAGCTTCCCGGAAAGGTATGGGACTTCCTGAAAGAGACATGGGATAACCTCGTTACATGGGGAAGCGACATGCTCGAAAGCGCAGGAAAAGCTGCAGAAGACACTATAAATGCTGTCGTGGAGTTTTTCACAGAGCTTCCCGGAAAATTGTGGGAGTGGCTTAGCCAGACATACGAAAAGGTCGTTAAGTGGGGAGAAGATACCCTTGACAGTGCAAAAAAGGCTGCAGAAGATATCATAACCGCAGTGGTCGACTTCTTTAAGGAGCTTCCCGGAAAGGTATGGGAATGGCTGACAGAAACAGTCAGTAAAGTTACAGAGTTCGGAGCAGACCTGTTAGAAACAGGGCGACAGGCTGCACAAGACTTCTTCGACGGGTTCATCAATATTTTGACTGACCTGCCCGGTAGAATGTACGACATAGGATCTGATATCGTTACTGGTGTGTGGGACGGTATAAAAGACATGGGAGACTGGTTGTGGGGCAACGTTACCGGTTTCTTCTCTGGACTTGTAGACGGTGTTGCAGATGGACTTGAAATCGGCTCTCCGTCCAAAGTTTTCGCAAGAGAAGTAGGACGTTGGATACCACCAGGTGTAGGAAAAGGCGTTGAGACAGCAATGCCCGATCTGATATCCGACACACAGGACCAGATGGAAGAGTATGCAAAGAAAATGACTGACACGGTGAACAAAGAGACGTTCAAAGTCAAGTTCGATTCCGGAACGTCAGAAACGTACAGGGCAGGAAGAGATAATGAAGGTGCGTTTGTCCACAGAGATGCAGAAGTCAGCATAAGCGGAGAGATACATACTCACGTAGAAATCGACAAAGAAGAAATCGGAAACGCAACCACGCCGATTGTCGACCGTAACTTTGCAAGAATTGACCAACACAAGAAAAGAGGTGGTTAACAGTGGGCGTGATCGGAGTAAAGTTCGGAGACTATCACTCGTATGATGACTGGAAGCTGAAGCTGAAAGAGATTGAAATTGGCAGCCCTGGGGCAAAGCTAGTTGAAATCGATGTCATGGGAATGGATGGTGTTCTCGATCTTACTGAAGCTGTAACAGGAAGTGTCCGGTACGGAAAACGGACACTTCGTTTTGTTTTTGACGCAAGAAATTGCGGATATAGGAAATGGGCGGATCTCATAAGCGAGATATCGAACAAGATACACGGAAAAAAGGTTCGGATCGTCCTTGACTGTGACAACGAGTATTACTACGAAGGAAGATGTACTGTAGATACGTCAAAGATTAACGACATAACATCTGAGTTCGCCATTACATGCGAATGTTATCCGTACAAGACCGCAGTTGCCTCCGAAAACGGAGATTGGCTTTGGGACCCGTTCTCGTTCGTAAACGGAGTTATTCACAAGAAGTATGAGTTCACGATTAACAGCCCTAGCCAGTGGGTCGGAAAGGAAATCATCGGATACCCTGTCAGCTATGGAGTTTCGTTCACATGCAGCTCCGCTATGGATGTAAAGTTCAACAATGTTGTGTACAGCCTTCCTGCCGGCAGTACCATGCTCGAAGAGATCGAGTTGTCCGACGGCACAAACACGGTGTATTTCCGTGGGACCGGCACTGTAGATGTGCTTGCTAAAGGAGGTTCGCTGTAATGTATACGATTTATGCTCTTGTCGGGGACAACAGGTATCTCATCCATAACCCACGCATGCGAACCGTGCAGGTAGGCAGCCCGTATTTTGAGCTTGCCGACAACCTTAACGGACAAGCTGAGTTTTTGGTGTACAAGACACATCCGTACTACGCACATGTCAAAAAGCTTACCACAGAGATCGTCGTCATGGATGAAGACGACGAAGTGTTCAGAGGGCGTGTGCTGTACGACGATGAGGACATGAACGGAACCAAGCACGTTTTCGTAGAAGGTCAGCTCGGATACCTTAACGACAGCATCCAGAGACCTGCTGTGTATCGCAACGTCTCGATTTCCACGTACCTCGGAACGCTTCTTGAGAACCACAACGCACAGGTTGAAGAAGGAAAGAAGTTCTATCTTGGGCGTGTTACCGTCACTGACAGCAACAATTCCATTTACAGATACTCGAACTGGGAGACCACTAGAAAATGCCTAAAGGAAAAGCTTGTCGACCGGCTAGGTGGTCATTTCGTGATCAGGTGGGGGCAGGACGGCCTTCGATACCTCGATTATCTCGCTGATTACGATTATTACAGCGACTGTGAACAACCGATAATGTTCGGCAAGAATATGCTCGATTATTCCAAGACAATAACCGCTGCAGACATTGCAACGTGCATTATTCCGCTTGGATACAGACTGCCTGAAGAACAGCAGGACCCCACTCTGCAGGAGCAGAGATTAACGATAGAAAGCGTCAACGGTGGTGTCGACTACGTGACAGACAATAATGCAATCGCAATGTACGGCAAGATTTTCAAGACTGTAATAAACGACGATGTGACCACCGCTACCTATCTGAAAGCCTGGGGCGAAAATTATCTTAGTACCGTTCAGTACGAAAAGCTTGTGCTCGAACTAAAAGCAGTTGATCTTGGACTTATCAATGAAGACCTCGACCGGTTCAAAGTCGGAAAGAGGATACACTGCATCTCCGAGCCTCACGGAATGGACGTGTGGCTTCCGTTGACAAAGATGAGAATATACCTCACGAAGTACGAACAGAACACCGTCACAATCGGAAACGAGAGTGTCGTTGCAAGCTATACGTCATCGAATGCACAGACAACCGGAGATTTGGAAAAGACCATACAGCTCCTGCCGACAAAGAAAGAAATTCTCGAACAGGCGATCAGAGATGCAACTGCCATGCTCAATGCATACTGCACCGGTGGTTATGCAATCCATACGCCTAACGAGTTTATTGTTGCAGACAATACCGATCCAGAAGAGGCCGTAAACCTTTGGCGGTGGGGTTTGGGTGGTCTTGCTCATTACAGCCAGGGATACGACGGACCGGTTGACGGAATTGCCCTCACGATGGATGGCAAGATTAACGGAAACATGATCCTCGCAAATTCCATAGCTGCAGCAAGTATCGACCTTGGATACAGAACGTCAGTCGAAAAGGCGATTTCAGACGGAGACGAGCAAGTTGTTACTGAGCTTGAGAACAGTATCACGAACGCAGAGAACCGGATTAGGCTGTACGCATCCTCGGAAGCAAGGCGTATGTCCATGAAAGAGTACGTCACGAATGGCGAACAGGAAACGCTCGACATTAGCTCGTTCACTGTCACAGGTAACGGTGCATCCGTCACAGAAGCGCAATTCTTGAATCTGTCATGCTTCAAGGTCCAGTTCAACAGCTCGTCGACAGTCTATATCAGCCAGGACCTCGGAAATCTGCCGGCAGGAACGTACCTGATTGAAGTCACCTTCGCATTTCCGCTTGACAGCGATGGTCTGACAACGCTCAGACCTACATCGCTTGCATATGGTTTCTCCGGGAACCTCCGGACTGTCAGCTTGTCTACGTACACCGGAAATGAAATGCATACTGTCCAAAGAGCGTTAGAGATCACGGCAGCGTCAAAGACGATTTCAGTTGCTGTCAACGGTGCAGCCGGTACGATTCTTTACGTCACGAATATCCGGGTCCTCAGAGACCTCACCGAATTGATCGAAGACGTATCGGCGGAACTGACAGTACAGGCAGATTCTATCCGTTCAACAGTAACATCGCTGTATGAAAATATGCAGCACAATTACTGCTCGAACTCCAATTTCTCGGACTCGTCGAATTACTACGAAGGATGGGTAAGATCGAACGAAAGCTACGTCGTCAGAACGACGTATAGCGGAAAGTCATGCCTTTCGATTGCGAACCAGTCTTCCGGAAACCAGTACGCAGGATACTCTTTTGAAGTTCCCAAGGTGTCGGATGTCAAAGTTCGCTTTAAGGTTGCTTGCAGAACGGCAGATGTTGGAACAGCGAACGCAGAAGTGCTCATCGGCTCCAAATCAATATTCACTGATGACGGATTTATAGGTTCCACGTGGAAAACGTTCGATGTCGATTTCAGCAACGTTCCTGCAGGAACCCGTTATGTGTACATACGTAACACTGTTAGCAACACGACTATCTACATCACCGACGTTGAGATTCTTGGGTACGGCAGTGCGTACTACGAATCGCAGATCAAGCAGAACGCAGATGCAATAAGACTCCGTGTAACGTCCAGTCAAGCACAGTCCCTTATTGAACAGAGTGCCGATGCTATCAGATTGAAGGCGAACAACATCGCGTGGACAAGCACGTATTCGTCGATGACCTCAGACGGAAAGCTCACATGTACATCTGCTGACATCAAAGGAAAAATCACGTCCACTGATGGAGAAGAAGATATGGTCCTCGACAGCTCCATGCTGATTGGAAAGCACGAAGGTGCTCAATGTGGCTATCTTGACCTCAGTGCGTATTACAACTCCGGTTACGAGGTCGCACTTGGAAGCCAGCATGACATGTACCTTGAAATCGGAGGTTCCGGTACGCTTTATATCGTTCAGATATCCGGAAACACAAAATATACATGCGGTTATTTCGACAGAAATGGTTGGCACGGAGATGTTCACGGAACTGTGCATGCTACGTGAAATACCTTGTCGTAAAACTTTGAGAGGAGACAGAAATGAATACACCAATGATAACGTACTGCATGAAAAAAGCGTCTGTTGAAAAGGAACTGCTTGCAGTAATCGATGATGTTATGGACAGGTCTGGCCTACCGCACTTTATGTTGGTAGACATCCTCAGAGCTGCCCTTGTTGCAGAATCTCAGAAAGCGTATAGCGAGCTTGCGAATGACTCTGAATCTACGATCAGACAGACGCACGACTACTATAAGGAAAAGATGAAAGAAATGGAAGAGGCTGCCGAAAACGAAAAGAAAGAGCTGATAAATGCCTTTGAGAACCATGAAAGCATCGACATGAACGAGCAGGCTTAACAGGAAGGAGGTATGAAATGTCAGCGATTTCTGTTTATTTAGAAAGATTGCGGTCTGCTTTATTTGGCGAAGATGTAAGGGGCGCAATAATCGGGGCGATTACCGAGTGCTATGACAACGTAAACGACCCGAGACTGCGCACAGATGCGCTTGAAGCAGCACTTCAGCATAAAATCGATCAGGGCGAGATGGCGGCGCTCACGATCGGTGATGGTACTATCACCGGAGCAAAGCTGGCGAACGGCACGATTCCGAAGGCAAAGCTCGACCCGAGCATTACATTTGACGCGGACGCGGCGCTTGATCCAACGTCAACAAATGCAATCCAGAACAAGGCAGTTGCGGAGTATATCACACTTTCAACGGCGCAGATCGCGGCCATTACAGGGCTTCTTGATTAAGGAGGAATACTATGATTTCACTTGTAGATACAAGCAAATCAACTGGAACAATTAACGGATCGGCGCTGAGCAAGGAAATCATGTCTTTCGTGGGGCTCAGCACCGATGAGAAACCCACCGGACAGTTCAACGGTTCAGCGATCGCCAACGGCTCAGTGTTCATCGCCATGGATTCAGGTGAAGCCTACATGTATGACGAAGACAACAGTCAGTGGCGCGCGCTGTAAAGGAGGTGCGGTATGAAGATGGGATTTGTCATTGCGCTGATCCGCGCCCTTATGCCGAAGACAGTAGAGCAGATGAGCGCAGCCGGCGGAGCTGGTGACGCGGGGAAGGTTCTCGCGGTCGGTCCGGATGGAAAGGTAAAGACTGAAACTTTGACGAGTGGATCTGTTGTGGTAGACAGCGAACTGTCGACGTCATCAACCAACGCGGTACAGAACAAGGCAGTTGCGGAGCATATCGCGCTTTCAACGGCGCAGATCGATGCTCTGACAGATCTGCTTGAATGAAAGGAGTAGCCATGGCTTTATTTGATGATTTATCAACAATATTTGGCGCATACGCGACCAAAATAAATTCCCTAAAGAGCAATTTAGGTAACATAGCAAACCTTGACACATCCGTGAAAACCAGTATCGTTGACGCGATCAACGCAGCCCAGGCTGATATAGACGATGCAAAGGCTGATGTAGTGACAGACGATATAAAAGCCGCTCTGTTAACACTCGTTTCACACATCGCACTTTATGATGATGGAAAGGGTGATGAGTATTGTGATGCGTTAAGAGATGCGTTATATGGCATTGAATATCCAGATCTGAGGACTGGAGAAATACACTATGGCGGATATTACGATGCGGACGGGGAAGTACAGCCTACGGATTTCGCATACTATAATGATAAGTATTTCCCGATTCAGCCGGATACTGATTACATTTGGATTAGGGGGTTTGACGGCTCTGTCTTCAAAATAAACGACGTCTATAAGAGTGGTTGCATGGCGCATAGGGTGTGTTACTACAATGAAGATAAAGAATTTATATCGAGAGAAATAAGCGCATTCAACGACACATTTGGCTATATCGAGCCTAGATACTTTGTGCTAAATCCGCCGGAAGGGGCAAAATATTTTAGAGTATCTTGGAACGGAAACCCCGTTGGAAACATCTACAGAAGCATCCCGTATGACCTGTATGCTGTGAGTATCGTTCTGGCAAATCGAGATGACAGCGCAATACCGTATAACACAACGCTACTGAATGGCGTGACTTTTAAGAGGGAAGGCGTAGAAATATTGAATGATGTAGTATACGGTCGTAATGATATGCAGATGCCTTTGTATTATGGGGACATCCCTGACAACAACGAGACTAACAGTAACGTGCTGGTTAGTAAATCACAGTGGTTTAGGAACGTGTTTAATATCCTTGGCGGCGGAACGCCTGAAGAAGATCAGAAGAACCCGGATACAGCAACTCGCATACAAAACAAGTTTGCTTTTCTGATGAAAAAAGGCGATGTAATTTCATTTAGTGGAGTAAAAGCTGGTGTAAGGGCTGAACGCATAGCAGATGGGCATGTACAGCACTCTACGGCGTGGATAACAACAGACACAGATTTTGTAATCGGGGGTGATGAATAATGCCTGTATATTATGATAGAAGTGGCAATCCCGTAACGGTGGGTGGAGATGCACAGAAGGATGCTCTCATGATAGATATTAAGAATCTTCTATCACTTGATTCTGCCAGAATCACAGCACTCGAAGGAATGCACGATACTGAGTTCACTCTGCCTGTTTTGCGGCTCACGGGCGACACATCCAAAATGACAAAGGATAAGGCTGTAACGCTCGATGCAGAATTTACTGACGGAGTGCGCTCTTTTAAATGTAAGGCTAAAACGAAGTGGCAGGGACAGAGTTCACTGAACTATCCGAAAAAGAACTACAATATCAAGTTCATTGACGGAAACGGAAACAAGGTAATTATGTCTTTCAAGGACTGGTTTCCGACTAATGGCTATCACATTAAAGCCAACTATGGCGATTATTCACTTGTGCGAAACGTCGTAGGTGTCCAGCTTGGACGGAAGATATACCCGAATCTGTATCCGAATAACGCTAGAGGTGTGGTTGATTCTTTCCCGATCATACTCTATATCAATAATGAGTGGTGGGGGTGCTACACTTGGAATCTGTCACAGAATGCTGACCTGTTCGCTATGGATGAGTCTAACGAAAATCACATGTGCTTTAGACCGTCTAATGATGGATGGGAAGTGCAGTATTTTGAAGACAGAATACATGACGATCCGATAGCCTACCAGATTGAAAAACTCACAAGAATGGTAAACTGGACAAAGACCTGCACAAATGCAGAGTTCTCAGCCGATGTTGAGGATTATTTTGACCTTGATTCACTCAGGTACTACTGGCTAATGATGGATATAGCCGGAGCCGGTGACAGTATGGTTAATAATAGCACATGGGCCAGCTGGGACGGAAACAAGTGGTACGTGCTTTGGTACGATGCGGACATTATTTTTGGTTGGAATCCTCCGCTGTATCCGTCTAACGTTGATTTAATCGCGCTGTCAAAAACACAGGAATGGGCACATAAGTACAATCCGATATGGGACAAGCTCTATGCAACAGATTACACGGCGCTGTGTGAGATTTACGCAAAGCTGAGACAGACAGTATTCACTGATGCGCAGACAATCATAGGCTACTTCACGGCTTATCGTGACCAGTGGGGTGCGGACAACTTTGCGCACGAAAACCAGAAATGGAATGAAAAGCTACATCCCGAATGGGATATTACACAGTGCGGAACGTGGATTACTGAAAGACTGGCGTATTGTGACACTAAATATGGATACAGCACATAAAATCTAAATTGATATCGCTTTCTCCTGATGTATAATAATAAAAAAAACTATAGCAGGGGAAACGAAAATGATAGCAGGGCCGACATTTGCAAAAAAAGAATCGTTAGCAATGAAAGGGATAGCAATTATTATGATGCTTCTCTTTCATTGTTTCCGAGAGAAAGCAGTTTATGACGGATTTAATGTGAGCTTCTTTCCTTTTCATGAAAATACCATTGTAAATATTGCCTTCGTCTGTAAGGTCTGCGTGTCGATATTTGCATTTATCTCGGGATATGGACTATTCAAGAGCTATTCAGGCAAAACAACAGACGATAAAAAGTGGATTGCTTTAAGATACATAAGGTCATTTTCAGGCTATTGGTTTGTGTGGGTACTTTGTGCAATCGTTTTTCAAATTGCAGATGGAAGATATATAAACACATACGGCAAGGGAGTAGCTGGTATCATTTACGCTTTAATTGATTTCTGTGGGCTATCTACTATTTTTAGAACTCCGTCAATGAATGGAAATTGGTGGTATATGAGCGCGGCGTTCGTGTTCATCATACTCATTCCGATTGTATATAAGTGTAAAGAGTACATATGGCTGTTTTTGATATCGGAAATTGTATTTATACGGATTCTTCCAATGGAACCATTCACAGGCCATAACTCAGTATATGCCTTTTTGACTGCGTTTCTGTTCGGATGTCTATTTGCTGAAAACAATCTATTCGACAAATGGGCACTAATCGGAAGCAAGACCCGCCTAACGAAAGCATATAAATGTATTGCAGAGCTATGGGTGCTGATGGCCTTGTATAAGGTATATTTCTATATCCCGATTGAAAAATTATGGGATTATCATTATGGGCTGCTCCCGGTCTTAATAGTATTGTTCTGCGTTGAATTCGTTATTCCTTACCTGAAAAGCATATTAGCGTTTTTGGGGGCGCATTCGGCAAATATATACATGACGCATACTTTTATAAGGCTGTACTATTTTAGAAATTTCACATATTCGTGGAAGTATTTTGCCTTAATAATCCTTGTGTTGCTGTCTATATCTCTCTGCATTTCTGTTATCATTGAAATTCTGAAAAAGGCATTTAAATACAATGTCTTAATCTCAAAAGTCACTGAATATATAGAGCTTATTTAGCAAACTAAACGCCCACACAGTAATCATGAGCGCACTCACTCTTTTTGATCTGCCATACAATGTCATTGCGTATACTTGCATCCGGGCGTTTAGTTTACAAAGCATCTATATATGCATCGCTCCACTGGCATCTCAGGCGATACCAGTCTGCTATCTGATGTAAAGATGCTGTACTGCTGTTTGGAATATGTGGCCACAGCTTATCTTCCTGAACATACAGGCCAAAGGGAATGTCATTGATATAGTTGGCAAATATATTATATACATTCGCTTCTCTAAGAACACTATCCCTAAGATCGTGATACCGTTCTTTAAACTCTGGGAGTGAGTAGGTATATATCAAGTCAAAAACTCTATTATCCGTTTTATATCTCTCCCAGTTGTTGCTTTCAGGCGACCTGTGGTCTGATCCGGTGCCAGCTCCGGCAAACGCATGGTCTAAGTCGTATACTGTATGAATCCATTTAGTTCCATCATAACAGACAAGTCCCTGATTTTTTGTTACCCCGTCACCATCGCCAAGCAAAGCTCTGAAGATGTAATAGTCAAAGGCTGCGTTTACGTCAATATAATTTGCAAGAGTGTTCTGCCAGTTGCTCCCAGCAGATATAACTGCATCAATGCAACTATTAATCGACGCAACAACATCAGACAAATCATCTTCGTCAGGGGAATTTACGCATTCGAAATCTGCTTCAGCCGCCAAGTTTGCGGCAGATGTGTGTGCGCTAAATGATGTTGCCAAGCTTCTTGTGTGATCGTTTATCTGTCCTATAATATAATAACCATTTGTATCATCAACATTGGTTGTTATTTCTTTATGGGTCATAATGGTATATAAGCCGACATATTCACCATTAATAATAAGCATAACCGGGAAGCCATCAACCGCACCATAATTTAATGAGTTCCACATTTGCACAGGAACATTCGTCTCTCCACGATGCTGTACAACTTCGCCCCATAACCTCGCAGAACACATATATACTGAATGCGAAAAATCATTGTAAAACGATTTTAAAACGTATTTTTTCTGTGCTCCCCATTTAGTACGCCCCCAAGCATTTCCCCAATCTGTTTTAGCTCCAAGGCTTATAGAGTAGTTGTGCTTTGGAAATGTAAGAGAAGACGAGCCCTGCCACTTGACAGTGCATGTTCCAGAGTTTCCATCAAACGACCACGACATATTTTTTTTGACATCGCCGCTCATTCCTTCTGTGTCGCCATTCAGATACAATACTTTCAGCCCGGTGTATGCATTATACCAAGTGTTTTTATATTCATAGTCCATATAATTAAACACATCAACATCCGGCCAAACATTGCCTTTGTAATCATATAAAATCATAATGTCCTCCAGATAGATTAATCACTTGTTGTTAATTTATACTTTATGCCCTGAACAGTTACCACTCCAGATATTGGAGCTTCCGGAAGGGAATCAGATGGGTCATTAGCGTTTGCAAAAACTAGGCGGAAATGACCGTTAGGCACTTGCCCGTCTGAGCTCGTTCCCAAAATACTCGGCTCCAATGTCCCGTTTTCTTTGAACGTGAGCGGGCGCCTCTTCTCCCCCCATCCACCGACGCTCGCCGTATTATCATAAAAATATCCGATTATGCTATTGGGAGTGCGTACATTTTCGGTCGGAATGATAGCGTTATTGGTGTCTGTGAACTTGAAATTATACAAATATGCGTCCCCGTCCAAACTTATCTGTACCGTAATTGGTGCGGTATTGTTAAATGGGATTGGGTCAGACAATGCTCTATTGGCCACATCAACTATGTTTTGCCCAGATGTGCCTTTGCCTTTAACGACTTCTATTACCTGATAATCCTCTTCTTGTATTTTATACGTACGTCCCTGAACTTCAAGAAATCCAGAAATAGGCGTTTCCGGCAGTGGATTGTTTTGGTCATCAGCATCCGCGAGAACAATACAAAAATGATCGCCAACGGTCTCTCCGGATAAAGCGCTTTGCATAAATTTGGGATTGTGACTTGTATAGTCTTCGAAAGTAAACTGTTTGTCGCTGTTCCTAAAAGCAAAAACTCCATAATGATTATCTTCATCGTAAAATCCGCTATTATTTCCATCATTTGTTTTTATGTTAGTATCCACCATAAAACCATACTCTGTATTTGCGAATTTTCCTATGAAGGAAAACGCATTTCCTTTTAATTCCAGTCTAATCGTTATCGGAATTTCATTTACGAATGGAATGAACTCTGACATTGCCCGCTTTTCATTGCGCACGACTGACGCGCCAGAGGTGCCGCGTCCCCTGACAAAATAGATAATCGGAAGGTTCTCGTATAAAGCACTTTCGAGCGCATTATAATACTCCGATCCTTCGCCACCAAACCACGGGATATTCGCAAAACAATTTAATAAGGCTCTTTTAACCGCATCAGATAACCCGCTTTGGGATGCTTCGTTGATTGCAGATACCAAGTCCGTTTTTGTCTCTGTTTTAAGCTCCGTCAAGTCGCCTAAATCAGCCTTTGCATCGTCTATATCAGCCTGGGCTGCGTTGATCGCGTCGACGATACTGGTCTTTACCGATGTATCGAGGTTCGCGATGTTACCTAAATTGCTCTTTAAGGAACTAAATGGCGTCCGGATCCGGGAGACAGTGCTGCACAATCCGACATGATTTCTGCACTCTCTGGATGAAATCTATATATTGTTGCAGGTGGTATCAGTTGAGCTTTATCATTGATGCAGGGGTGCTTTTTTTGTCTCCGGATATTCAGGTTTACCCTCCCGAATAATACACAGGGAGGGACGTTTATGTCAGATTCATTTGTTGATGGTTTCAGCCTTAAGCTAGAACCATATTTCACACCTGAGCAGATCAGACAGATCAAAGAAGTGCTCTATATCTACACGCTTGGGTTTACGATAGTGCCCATCACTACGGAACTGGCCGTAACTGAATACTGCCTTCCGCAAGCGTATCATGTGTACATCGCATCAAAGGAGCAGGACGGCAAGTTATCTTTGCGATCGCGGGAGCAGTATTGCCTCTGTATTGAGGACATGCTGTATTTCCTCCGAATTCCTCTGGATGCGATCACAGTGAACCATATCCGCATGTATCTGCAGCATATATCCGTGAACAGGAAGACCGGAAAGAAGCTCAGCGCGGAAACGATGAACCAGCGGAAGAGTATCATTAAGTCATTTTTCCGGTGGTTGTACGAAGAGGAATACATCGCAAAGGACCCGTCCGTAAGAATCAAACGCGAGAAAGCGCACTCAAAGCCCAGGGAACAATATGAGGATACGGATATCGAGAAGATACGTGATGCATGCATGTCTGAGCGGGATATAGCGATCGTAGATCTACTGGCATCATCCGGGATACGAGTATCTGAGTGCGTAGGCCTTAATATTGAAGATGTAGATCTTGAAAACCGTGAGCTAGTTGTCTATGGGAAAGGCGGGAAGTGGCGGACTGCTTATATAGATGCAAGGGCTGTGGTAAGCATCCGGAAGTATCTTGATTCAAGGACAGATGACTGCGAGGCGCTGTTCGTATCGAAGAAGAAACCGTTTCAACGAATAGGTGCCCCTGCGGTGCGCAGATGCCTTCACAGCTTGTCTTTTGAAAGCGGGGTACAGAATATTATCCCGCATCGATTCCGCCACACTGTAGCGACCAGAGCGATTGAGAAAGATATGCCAGTCGAAAGTGTTCAGGCTATGCTCGGGCACATGGATATAAAGACCACAATGCATTACGCGCATGTGAACAAGGAAAAGGTTAAAGCTGATCACAGGCGCTATATAGGGAAGTAAACTGACATGGAGCGTATATCGCTCCTTTTTTATTTTACGGAGGTGATGTTCATGTCTTATTCAAGAGACGCACCGTAACATTAGAAAACGACAAGATTACTGCATGTTAATTTAGAAAGGAGATTAAGGCCATTGTCCCTAAATGATTTGCTCACTATGCTCCATATCTCACCGGGCGCAGGAATGTTCATTATCCTTGCAGTGTTCCTCTCGCTCGTTCAGATTGCACCCATAAAAATCAATCCGTGGGATACTATCCTGGGATGGATCGGGTCTAAGATCAATGCCGGCGTAAAAAAGCAGCTTGATGCTGTCAGCCAGCAGAGCAACGTCCAGAAGGAAGAGTTCCGGGAGTTCTGGATTGATTACCAGCGCGAGGCAATCCTGCGGTTCTCACGTGAATGCTCGCAGGATATGTCGCATAGCAGAGAAGAATGGAACCATATATTGGATATCATCAAACGATACGAGACATTCTGCAGCAAGCATGAGATCGCGAACGGAGTGATAGAGGAGAATTCTTCCTATCTCCGGGACCTTCACAAAAAGCTCCTGCAGGAACACAGAATTTAAGGAGGGTTTTACATGAACAATTTATTTTTCAACATCTGCATGGCACTGATCGTAGCGATCGCAGGCATCGTAGCCAAGACACTTCTCCCGTACCTCGAAGAAAAACGCGCCGAGGTGGAAGCGAAGCTCCGGAACACAAGATGGTCGTGGGCCGTTGACATCGTCGACGCGGTTGTGCGTGCGGTAGAACAGACCGTCGAGGAAGACATCCATGGCGAGGATAAAAAGCGGATCGCCATCAAATATATTGAAAAACTGCTCAACGACAACGGGATCGCCCTCACATATGACGAGATAAACACACTGGTCGAGGCTGCGGTCAATACCATGAACTCCGGATTTATTTCCGTGGATACAGTCGGATCGATTCCGGATGATTCTGAACCGGTAGCAGCGGATCCGGCAATCGCATCTCAGCTGTCAGCGCTGTTAGCTGCCGAAGATGAAGAATAAAACTGAATAAACAATGCAGGGCGGGGACTTCGGTCTCCGCTTTTTTAGTGAGGAAAAGTATGAACAAGAAAAATTTACACGTTCTTTCCAATATTATAGCTGCCGTTGAGAGCGGCGGACAGATCTACAGTGAGAATAGAGATTGGACAGCATACGCCGGAGCCTACGCTAACACTCCCGGGGAGCACACGTGCACCCTTGGACCTTATCAGGCGTACGGGGACGAGGCGCAGGAGCTTATACAGTATATATTTGATAAGTATCCTGCAGTATTTGAATCTTGTGACCCAAGCGGAAGTATCAAGGCTAAGCTTTCGACCTCATGGGTCGAGATGCGGTGGAACCCGAACAGCACAGAAAAAGCAATCCTCATTAAACTGCTCGGTACGGAAGCCGGGCATGAGGCGAGCGAGTATGTATTCCAGGAACGCCTTAATAAGTACATCACCAGGGCAGAGAAATTCGGTGTGAAGACCACATACGGCCAGATGATGTGGGCGCAGATCCAGCATCTGGGCGGCGTAGGCCCTGTGACACGTGTCTTTAACCGCTGCAATGGAAATTATTCCCTCGACAGCATTATGAGCGCCCTGATGGCGGATCAGGCTGATTCATCAAGCAGTAACCAGGTCGGGGATAAGATCTATTGGAGCCGGCATCAGAAATGTGTTGAGTTTATTCGTAAATACGCCGAAGAGGAATACGGCGGAGTGGAAAAGAAAGAGGAGGGAGAAACGATGAGCCAGCTTCAGAAAGGACTCAATCTGCTCGGTCAGTGGGTAAAGGAAGGCCATGTCGAGCCAAATGGAGACGATGACATCATCAAGGCATACAACGACCAGCGGCCGGCAGGTACCTATAAGATGTCAATGTCTGACAGCTGGTGCATGGCGTCTCAGTCAGTAATGGCGCACATCGTAGGGCTTAATCCGACAGGCAAGGCGGTAGGAGCTCCGAACACATGCGACTGTGATGTGGGAATGCAGTGGTTCAAGAATCAGGGCAGATGGTATTCCCGGTTGCAGGGACAGCTCGGAGACCAGGTGTATTATACATGGCACAACGACCCGTCTGATGCGCAGCATGTGGGCACGATTACTGCGATCGAGGGCAGCTATTATTATGTGACCGAGGGTAACTACCAGGACCGTGTCGCCGTCCGGAAAATCGCAAAATCCGATTCCCGGATCATTGGCGTTGGTCGTCCGAAGTGGGACAGCACAGAAGTTGAAAAAGAGACAGCTCCGACGCTTGACAATCCCGCTTCAAAAGACAATGCTCTGCAGGGGAAGTATACAGTTAAAGAGGACTTGAATATCCGCTACGGTGCCGGCACTGACAAGACCAGAATCGGCACATTGACAGGCGGCGCAGAAGTTTCCTGCGATGGATCCTATACAGCTGTCGGTGATAAGAAATGGTACTACGTCAAATCCAGTCTGGGGTATGGCTTTGTGTCCGGAGCTTATCTGACGAAGATCGTGGAGCTTCCGAAGGTGAGCGATATCACTGTCGCCACGTTCATCGGCGCGATTGATGCGGTCTACCAGACGGCACACAAGGGAAATTACTCTTATGGCAACAGCCTGGCAACGCCGCCGACGTCTGACAAGATCATCTCCTGTGATCGTCTGATCGCCAAGGCCATGTATGACCTGGGATTCACCGACCAGCCTAAGGGCGGTATCACTGTAGGGCATATGGAAACATACCTTACTAAGTGGGGGCTTAAGAAGGTCACTGATCAGAGCAAGATCAAGGGTGGCGATATCATTCTTTTCAAGGCTGACGGTACGGCGCAGCCCACATCTGCATGGCACGCATTTGTCGTGACAGATTATAATCACGTCACAAAAACATGCAGCAAGTACGATATGGGATCTCAGGATCGTATTAACAGTGCGCAGCCGTTCACGAATGTGGACTTTGACCAGTGGCTGGCAAAGTCCTTCTATTGTGCGTTTACCGGTTTCAAGGAAGAGCCGAAGGAAGAGCCGAAGCAGAGCTCCGGAAAGCTGAATGAATCTCCGAAGTGGGTGGCAAAAGCAACGACCGGCTGTAATGTCCGTGTTTATGCAGGCACGGAATATCCTAACATCAAGTCATATCCTCAGCTGGCGAAGGGAAACCTGGTCGACGTCTGCGATTCCGTCAAGGCGAAAAACGGTGTGATCTGGTATTATGTACGCATCAAAGCCAATGATAAATATGTGCATGGTTTCGTGTCGTCCAAGTGCCTTGCACGTGTGTAAAAAGTAATTACAATTATCATTACTTGAATAACTCAACGCTAACTTGCCGGTAACGCAACGATTCGAGTTAGATTCGAGTTTAACTCGATTGAATTGAGTTAGTTCAATCGAGATTCAATTAAGGATTCAATCGAGAATGGTTCAAGCTGGTTCAAGATTGGATCAAGGCTGGTTCAAGGTATAAAGATAGGGGCGGTCAATTCCGCCCCTCTTTTTTTATGCCCGATTATTGGTGGTTCTTCTCATAGAGTTTCCGGATATACCGTTTTCCGTCCACATCGATGATGTCCGACCGCTCCTCCTGAGAGAGCTGGCTGTATGCGTACATGCCGAGCCTATTGGATTCATACTCCGCCTCGCTGACCACATACACATCGCTCACAACTCCGTCAGGATCGCTCTGCCTGAACAGCCAGCGCTGCGCTTCTTCTACCTGCCGGCACTCCTGCAGTGTACCGCGGGCGATAATCATCTCCCGGAATTCCGGCTGCCCCGGCCGTCCAATATTCTCATTTGATATTGTCAGGTAGACCATATCGTTCTCACTGACTTCCGGGCTGCAGGACACGATCTGCGAGATATCAACGTTGAGCGCTTCGCAGAGCCTGTCAATGACCTTGATGCTGACCGGTTCGTTCTTCCCCATCTTCGTGACGGTTCCCCTTGCAAGCCCGACCTTTTCAACCAGGTCCTTCTTTTTCATGCCCTTGTCGACCAGCGTCTTCCAGAGCGGGTTGTAGTTATACATTATCGATCCTCCTTATCCTGCATGATGTTTCTGCCATAGAAACGAGTTTACTTGTTGGATATGTATTGAAAACAGCGGCCAAGTCGAGACCATACATCTTCTTGTCGAACGGATGTCCAAGGTCTGCAGATATATCCGCTGCCAGCTTACGCGAGAACTCCGTTGAGAGCCCGATCAGGCGCAGTCCGTGGACCATGCCCGTATCGGCATCCCCGAATATGATCTGCAGGGCGATGCCCTCACCGTCTGCCGGCTCTGCAATCCCGGATATTTTCGACAGGTGCGGGGAGTACGGTGCGTCTACCCAGTTGAGGCTTCCGAACTTGAAGAGCATCATGAACACGCTTCCGACCTTCACGTACCTGATCTCTATGTCCTCTTTGAACTGCCTGATCTCATTCTCTGTCGGGCTGCTGAAAAGCACATAGAGGATACCGCCAACGTCGGTGATGTCGAAAACTATCTTTTCCTTCCCGATCAGATCTGCGCTTACCTTTCCTACCTGATACACACTGACATCCATATATTTTCTCCTTTCCTCACTCCCATGCACGGGAGAAATCCGCATCCTTGAACAATTCCTGCAGACCGGAGAGCTGCTTCAGCCTGAGGAGCTCTTCCGCGTCCATACCGATATTTTTCATGATCCATGCGTCCGACATACCTGCGGATGACAGCTCCGCCACGATGTTGACCATGAGATCTATGCTGTGCTCGCCCCTTGCCCGGTTGTGGCGTATAGTGCTGGCCATGCGCTCCGTGACCGGCTTATCGATCACGGACACAGGGAGCAGGCCGTGCTCACGCTCGTAGATGTCCTTGTGCAGGAGCATCGTCGTGTACCGGTGATACCCGTCCACGATTTCATATACATCCTCTTCCGGGATGTAGTAGCAGACGATAGGCATTGTATACCCGTCCACCTTGATGGACTGGTAGAGCAGTTTCATTTCGGGCGGGGCAACATGGTTCGGGTTCCATGTGTTCGCCCTGATCTTCTCGATCGGGATCGCCTGTATGCCGTACACAGGGCTTTTGAATTCTTCCATAACTGCCTCCTTACAGGTTCTTGTATTTCTCGATAGCTGCAGACCTGCGCATTGCTTCCGCCTTGGTGGGAGCGAAGCCCATGTATTTGCAGAGATAATCGTTCTTGATGATACAGACACACATACGCTTGTAGGAAGGGACTTCCTTGAATTTCGTGACTGCTGCCTCATCCGGATAATCCTCGAAGGTGCATACGTCTTTGGTCGATGTCTTACACTTCTTACCTTGGTTCTCGAACCGCACTCCGGCTTCTTCAAGTTCCCGGATGGTCTCCTCGTCAAGGGCACCGCCCCTGTCGTGCCAGAACTTGATGCTGGTCTTCAGCTTGGCAAGGTAGTTCGCCCTCGTCTCCTCCGGGAGCGTGTTCAGCAGGAAGAAGCAGTATTCCTTCCATGTGAAGTGCGCCGGCTTTGTGATGTTCTTCCAGCCCATTGCCGTAGTCCCGCCATAGAGGGATGCCATATTGACGCCGTTGACCCTTCCGACCATCTTTCCCCAGTTCACCGGGTCGATCACCTTGTAGAGGTGAAGGGAATCCATTGCGCAGTCATTGAACGGACTGGCCACCCGCATCTTTACTACCGGCACGCCTGCCTGATAATAGAGGTCGTACAGCTTGTTGTACGGCTTGCCGAACCGGGCATTGTACGTCCAGATGTCCGGAGCTGTCCAGTCATACAGCGGATACGCGTTGGCCAGCATATTGCTCTCGGCAAGGATATAATTCGTGTCCTTATAGGCGCGCACCTTGTGGTTGCCCTTGATAGCCCGGAACCTGTTCAGTGATTCGTCGGCGCGGATCCCGATCAGGACTGCGGTCTTCTTCCCGGTATCCTTCTGGAACCATCGCCCGAACTCTTCCTGCACGTCGTAATCAGCTGTCCCCTTGCGGAACGGGAACGGCACATTGTCCTCGTTGATCACGTACGGATTGACGGGCATCTCACGCACCCAGAGGTGCCGCGCATCCCTGTCCCACGGGAGCCAGTAAGCTCCGTCCATGCGGCAGGCGCACTGGGCACTGAAGGGAAGGCAGAGCCAGAATTTCCGTATTCCGGGGAACTGGTTAAAGAAGCAGTCGGACACGAAGTCCGTGGTCATCTGGTACTGCGCCTCATAATCCAGATGGAACATGGCAAGGTCTCCGATCCTGTCGTGCTCCGCAGCGTAGTCATACGCCAGGTTCATGAGAACCGAACTGTCTTTCCCTCCGGAGAAAGCGATAATGACCTTGTCGAATTCCGAATAGATGTACTCAACCCGTTCTTTTGCGGCTTCGTACACGTTTTTGTTCAGGTACCTTTTTTCCATTGTTCGATCTCCATTTCTTCTCCTTGATCTGATCAACATTCTTCCGGAACGCATCCGCAAGGTTCTCCTTCCGAAGAAGGTTATCCCGGATGAAGTCGTCGATCGTGCCGGCAGCGCATATGTCGTAGATATGCACCTCGTGCTCCTGCCCGTACCGGTGGACACGGTCTTCGGCCTGTGCCCTTGTGGCGTAGTCGAAATCGTTATTGTAGAAGATGACGTTATGGCAGAACTGAAGGTTCAGCCCGTATGCCCCGCACACTTTGTTGGCCACAAGGAACTGTGTCCCTTCCCGGAAGAGGGCGCGGTTCTGCTGCCGTTGTTTCGCTGTGCACCGTCCTGTGAACTCCGCACAGCTCCTGTCAAGGCTCCTGAGAAGGTCCATAATCTCTTTAGCCTCGCTCCTGTACTTGACGAATATGATGGCTTTTGAGGAGCCTATCCCGGTGATTATTTCCGAGAGCGCCTGAATTCTTGGGTTGTCTTCCGGATTCGCGAAGATCTCTTCGGTCGTCATCCTCGCATCCGCAGCTGATGTGACGACCCGCCCGGATGTAACGTGCTGCAGGGCTGTGAAGAATTTGTAGATCGTCTCGCTCCGGAACTCGTCCACGTTCTCCAGGAAGGTGAATTTCGTATCATCATAGATACCGCTTTGCTCCATGGATAGCTCAAAGTATTTCACGTGATACCGTTTCTCCGGGAGCGGGATGCATTCTTCCTTCTTGACCTGATAGGTATAGGGTGCTATCTTCTCCGCCAGATACGCCGTATTCAATACCCTGAGCACCTGGTCTGTCTTATATTCTCCGCCGTTCGGGAGCTTGATGGTGCGGTATTCGAGATGGTTGGCAGAAAAGCTGTAGTAGGACTTGTAGCCGAGTATCCGCCAGTCAAGTATGAAGAACTGACCGAACAGATCTGCTTCGTTCTTGCTTATTGGCGTTCCGTTAAGGATCAGCTTGTAGGTACAGTGCCTCGACAGCTCTACGATACGGCTGGAGCGTATGGCGAAGGGATTCTTGCACAGCGAGGATTCGTCCACTATGAGGAACACTTTGTATCTGTGCACGAGGTCGATGAGCTTCAGGTACAGCCGGCTGGAAGATGATATGGATTCAATACCCTTGATCACGATCCTGTCCGGCATCCCTCCGCAGTGATAGATGATATCCTCACGCAGGTTCTTCTTGACGCTGCAGGGGCACAGCCAGAGAACGGCGTTGACCTTTCCCTTGTCCATGCGCCTGCTGATCAGCTCGAGGGCTGTCCTGGTCTTTCCGGTACCCTGCTCCATGAACAGGGCTCCGACCTTCAAACGCCCAAGTTTTCCGACAGCCGCTTCCTGATGGGGGAGCAGTGATGTCTCAATCTTCATCCAGCAAATCCTCCGGTATTTCGATCGCGGTATCGACCACGAGTTCCGTGTCGCAGTTTATGGTGAACCCGCTCATCAGAAGGTCTCTGGGCACACGCCTGAGGGATGTGTCGTACCCGTACCACGCCCCGCCGACATACCTGCAGCAGTTCTCAACGATCCGCTTGAAATCCCGGTCACGCTTGTATTTATAGTAAACGCCGCCATCCAAGTGGATAATGTCCACGATACCATCCTTGACCTTGGTCTTTGGCGTATAGACATGCATCTCCGGGAATTCCTGCATAAAGTAGACCATGTTGGCCGAACTAAGATATCCGGACTGGCGGTTACGGTCATCGATCCAGAACCTTGCCTGCGTTTCTGCGAGATATCTCTGAAAGACTTCGGCATATACAGGTTCTCCGTGCTCGCTCAGGTACTTCAGCGGGACCAGTATGTTCACGCGTATCTTCCGTGCCCATTTGACCTGCTTCGTGCTCCCGCTGAGATCAGGGAGCCCCATTTCTCTCTCGATGCGGAATACGTCCGCAGGGTTGTCAATATAAAGCATATCAGTCCTCTTCCGTGAGTTCCGCCAGAAGATCTGTCTCCGGTTCCTCCGGCTTTTCCGGCTCGGTGAGATGCACTTGGTCAGCTCCTGTCACCTTTGCCCGGCATTGCGCCAGGACATCCTTGGCCTTTGGCGATATCCAGAAACCATGTGCCTCAGCGAAGTCCTCGATGCAGTCATAGTATTCAGCTGATACGATGAACACACCGTCCTTATACCTGGCAGACTTGAGGCTCTTCGCCGCATGATACAGTGTATCGTTTCGGTCCCGCCATGACAGGAAGACATGTGTATCATTTTCCTTCTGGATCCAGCGGGTGCGTTCCGGTTCATAAGTCATGTTGACGGCTTTTTCTTTCACGGCCACGGAAGGGAATGATACTGTGAAGCCTTCAGACAGAAGGTGTCTCCCAATCTCCGCAGCAATGTCTTCAGCAGTTCCCTTTTTCGGTGCTGTCTTTTTCACCCACTCCGTACCAGACCACCTGCAGTCATGTTCCTTCAATACCTTCCGGAAGGAATCATCTTTCGTGTATTCAAAAGAAATGTGTTCTCCGGATATCTTGATCCTCGCAACGCCATCCTTCCTTTGTTCAGCGCCATCCAGACGCGCAAGATACTCAGGATCGTGACCAGCTGGTTTCGGTCCTTCCTTAGTTTTGACCCTCTTAGCGACCGTGCTCACAATGACGTATTTGCCGTCATCCCTGTGATCGATCCAGAAGCGGGCATCAGAGATGGAGTACATCTCCTGGAGCACCTGCGACATCGGCTCCTTGTCCGGGCTGCTGTCTGGCATCCTTCCGTATTCATCCTCGATCATGCGGATGGCGTACATGCGGAGCTTGTCGGCCCACGCCACCTGCCTGTCTGTACCGGAAAGGGCTGGAAGCTCACGTTCCGCATTGAAGTTTGCGATAACCTTCCTCAGTTCCGCCTCTTCGCAATCGGGGCAGTTCCCTTTCGCCAGCTGTTCAAGACGCCATTCCCTGTCACTGGTCTTGCCGAAAAGCTCGACCGTGCCGGTATGGCCGCATTTGTAAGTTACTGAATACTTTGCCATTTCTACTCCTTATCAAATAGATATTCAAGGTCTTCCGGCCTGTGGGCCGTGTCGACAGTATTACCGTACCTGTCCCTTATGGACCATTCGCCGTCTTCCCAGCAGTAGAGCCGGCTCTTGTCAGGAAGATAAGCCTCACCGCACCGGAGGGCGACTTCCACTTGTTTTCTGAACTGCCTGACTGTCATAAGGAGCACACCCCCTCACTGACCATCGTGTGCCGGCACGCGTGCGGCGTGATGGGCCTTCCGATCGTCTTCTTGCAGATACTTTTGAAATATATCCGATAGTTGTCATAGTGCAGATAGCCGCCGTCTTCGTCCGGAAAAAACAGCTTCGACGGCGCGTCGAGGCGGAGCTTCTGCATGCGCATATACTTGCGTATATCACTGATCACTGCGGCGAGTTCCGGCTGGATGCAGACATCCCGGACGATGCCGGCTGTCTTCGGCGTGCTGACCTTGTGGGTGGCAAGGGAATACGTCTTTGAGACGTGGATATATTCATCGTCTATATCCTTGTCATCGAGGGCGACGAGCTCTCCGATCCGGAGGCCGGAGAGGCAGAGGAACCGGGTGAGCAGCGCCCATCTCTGCACCTCCATGGCCTCGAGCACAGCGGTCAGCTCCTCGTGTTCCATATACTTGTCCTGTATCAGTTCTCCCTGGCTCTTATTTTTTCCCATTTTTATCCTTTCTGCCCTCGTAACCTCCGGGGCGGGTATGAATTCCATTTCGTTCTCCTTTTGAATACTTCCGTTCATTTACTTTCTATGCAAATGGTATCAAACAGTGGTTGCAATGTCAACAAAAATACTATAAATATAGGATTTAATACTATTTCGTGATTCGAATTTACGCACTACATTGGCGTTTCGGACACACGCTAAACGGACACAATAACGTAATACGATATTTTATAACAAAAATCCTTCGGAACCATCGTGTGATGGTAATTTGTAACGGAAGGAGCAATGGCATGATACGTATTTTACTGTCAAAAAAACTCGGTGAGCTGCGTCTGACGCAGGCGGATCTGTCCCGCGCTACGGGGATCCGGCCGAACACTATCGGTGAGTTGTACCACGAGATAGCGGAGAGGGTCAATCTGGAACACCTTGATCTGATCTGTGAGGCCCTCGACTGTGATCTCAACGAACTGATCGTGCGCGAGCCGGATACCGAACCGCGTGTGACTCATACGCGCCAAGGGACAAGGCGCACGGGGAAGCCGCTGCAACGGCATTGACAGGCGGGAAGGGGAGGTCTTACGGCCTCCCTTTTCTGATTTCACGGAGATTCAGGTACAGGCTGTCACGCAGGTATGTGAAATCAAGACCGAAGTCCTTGTAGCCCTGGTAGATCGTATCGATGTAGAACTCGCTCGGCGGTCCCGGCTTCGCGTCCTTCCTCATTATGTAGACAAGTCCTTCGATGAGCTCGCCGGAATCAAGGCGCGCCGTGATGGTCTTCTTGTGGTAGAATGTGGGGTATCCCTCGTACCTGTCGAGCATCGCTTCATCGAGCTTGGTAATCTGCCAGATGCCGACAGGGACGAACTCCTTCTTTGCCGGCCGGATCGTCGCGTAGTTCCCGGTCTTGGAACCTCTGTAAATGAGCTCCCAGCCATCGAGCCACCCTGAGGCATATGGGACAGCCTGAGGACACCGCTGAGCCATCCTGGCCTTATCCAGATTGCTCCCATAGGCGATGTAAAACTTCCGCCTGCCTGCCGATCTTCTGATCCTTGCCATATCACACCTCCCTGATACTGTTGACGCTGTACCCGCGTCCATCACATGTAAGCCATACCGGACGGTTATGCTTGTAGAACCTTCTCTCCGCTTCTGACGGAGATTTTGCCCTGATGATATTCCTCCCGTCCTCGTAACCATCTGTATCGTAGTATGTCCATGAAAGTTCGTAGCGCTTCATATCGGATCCTCCTTATCCTACCTTCGTTCCATGAATTGTTTCGTCTTCCGGAAGCTCCGGGGCGCTTTCACGCCCGGAGTTCATTCCGTATGTGATCAGGTTGCTGATGATCTCCTCGTAGCTCATGTCTCGCCTCCTTACGCTGCTTCCGCTCCTGCATCAAGCCCTGCGTTCTTGCGGAGCTCTGCCAGCATGTGCAGCCTGCAGGTCTTGAATTCCTTACCGCTAAGGCCGAGCCTGTGGGTGAGGAGTGTGTGCATCAGGCGTTCCTTCTGGACTGCCGTATAGTTCTTGGTGGAGCGGAATGAGAAATTGTCTTCGGAAGTGATCGCCCATGCGCTGAGAGCCAGGCAGAACTGGACGTATGCTTTGATCTTCCCTGCGTGGAGGGTGCTGTTGAAGAGGCGGAACTCGATGGTCCCTTTGGAGAAGAATGCGTGGAGATTGAGGCCGTGATAGCGGGTGGAGTTGTAGTGCTGGTGGTCAATGCCGTAGCTGTAATCGTCGTTCGCCCGGCTGTACCAGATCTGTTCTGCAGCTGTTCTTGTGATCTCGCCCTCGGCCTTCATCCTGCGGAAGAGCTTCTTTGATACCGGACGGCACCACCGCTCTTTGCGTTCTCCTACGTTGAGTGCGTCGTAGATCAGATCCTGTCTGCCTACCATGAAGCCCACCAGCCTGCGGAGGCTCGCTGCGTTGTGGTTGCTGCCGTCGACGTGGATGTGGATCCCGCAGGACTCGTTGACCACCGCGCCTGCCTTGCGGAGCGCCCGGATGATGTTCTGGTGCGTCTCGATGTCCTTGTAGGAGAGGACCGGTGTCACGAACTCTACACGGTGGTCATCACCTGCGAAGGATCCGTCCGTGTGCGTCGGTGCGATCGAGCTGTCTCTTTCGATGATCCAGTCACGTCCTTCGCTGTCGCGCACCACGCGCTTGTCGTAGCATCCGTTCGACGGACCTGATATCCTTGTGCTTCCGAGTGCCTCCGCGACTACCTTGGCTGCCTTGCTCCTTGAGATGCCTGTAAGTTCAACTTCGATTCCGAAACGCTGGTTCTTGATAAGCTCTGTCATGGTTTTGATCTCCTTTTCTTCTGTCCGGTGCCGTCATCACCGGTTGATTGATGTTGTTGATTGTTGATGATTGCTGATGTTTGTGATCACTTAACGAGAAGCTTGATAGCCGGGACTGCCTTGTATTCGTCGGAGCCCCATTCCCTGTAGTTTGACTTGGCTGTGGTCATCTTCGTGACCTTGCATCCGGCTTGTTCGAACGCTGCGAGTGTCCTCATCAGTGCGGTGGACTGGTCGCTTACGGAGAACTCCTTGATCCCGAATCTCCTGAGGTCGGCTACGATCTGTCCGATCTCGTCCATCATGCAGATGTCTGCGAAATCCAGGCGCTTGCATTCAGACTCTCTTGAGTGCTTGTAGGCCTTGTAGGTGCTGTAGCTGATGCCCGCTTCTTTGCTGTCCTGATACTGGCTGGTACCGTTCATCATGGCTTCCAGTTCGTTGATCTTCTTCATTTTTGTTACCTCCTTCGAATGTGTGTTTGCTTTGTTTATGTGCTTAGTGTATCACTCCCATGGGCGATGTCAATGGTGGATTGATAAAAAATACCATAAATGTAGTAAAAAATACTATAAAAATAGTTGCACAAGGGGAGTGGGAGTGATACTCTGAGAACAGAGGAAACAGGCAGTCAGAATAGAAAGGAGACCACAATGATCGGCATTGATAACCTTTACAGTATCATAGGCAACAGGGATGACGAGATCGACCGTATATATAAGGAAGCTGAACGGAAGATCCGGGAAGCAGCTAAGGAGATGAGCACGGAAGCGATCATCGAAGCCCTGATCAAGATCAATGATTACGATGATGAGGACATCGGGAACCTGCTCCAGGACGAGCTGGAAGCCAGGGACAAAGAAGCGTTCGACGCGTGGCACGATGAACAGTGCCCGCCGGCATGGGAGCATCTCCCGGAATTCTTCCTTAATAAAGGAACCAATTCCGGAGTCCCGGGCGGACGCTACTGGGAGCCGGAAGACGATCGGACAGACGAGGAACTGATGGCGGCAGCCGAGGAAAACGGCTACAACTACGAGGGCACGGAGATCCCGTTCGAATAAGGAGACAAAGGGCATGGCAAGACCGGAGAGAAAGGACTACTACACGGTGGTCAGGTACAGGAACACGGAAATCGATTGGAGAGTTGATGTTGAGAACGTGGAAACAATCTACGCAACATGGACGGAAGCCGTCAGGCTGGCAAAGGCAAAGTACACAGTCAGGGGCACAAGCAAAAGACACGGAGAAATCCGGGTAGTATAAAGGAGGACAAGGACATGACACTGACATTGGAAGAGAAGAGGACCGTGCGTGCGGTGTTCGGTGAGCTGCTCCGGAAGCCGTACGGTGAGCTGAACAGCTATCTCGGATCGGTGACGATCAAGGAGATGCAGAGGCTGTACAACAAGCTGCGCTATGAGGATTACTGCGAAGAGCGCGGGATCCGGTATGAGGACATGACGGAAGATGATTTCATCGACGCGCATCTGAGAGAGAACGAGTGCTGAAAGGAGGGCATCATGATCCGCATCGAAACAGACCGAACGAAGTGCCTGTACTGCAGGACGAACCGGCGTGTCAAGTGGTCGTACGCCGACTATGGCGGCAGATATAAGACCACAGAGGAAGCAATCAAAAAAGCAGCTGAACGATATGGTGATCAGCCGTACGAGTACCGGATCGAAGATCTTGACTCTGGCGAGGTCATCACTGACAAGGTCAACTGGGAATGACCACATCCCGCCCCGGAGGTCACGAGGGCATCAAGATAACAAAAACAACAGGAGGAAATGAAAATGGATTGCGAAGCCGCAAAACGTATGGAGGACTTTGCAAAAGAGATTCTTAGACAGACTCCGGCTATGCAGAAAAAGATGTGGGAAGCCCTCGAGCCTGTTTTGACGGCAGATGAAATTCACGGCCTTAAATGCTATGTCGGACTGTTCCATATGTTTACCGACGAGAGATATTTTGAATCGATCAAAAAATCTGTTGGAGAACAGCTTTACAACGAACTTCACAAATAAAATCAACCACCCGCCCCGGAGGTTACGAGGGCATAGGAGGATTTTACATGGACGTATTAAGAACATGGGTTGATAAAGATAGCAGACAGGAACGCGCAAAACTTTATCGAAACATTGACCCGGAAAGCATCTGCATAGTGGGGCATACTATCTATTTTGCACACGTCGGGTGCCACAAAAAGGGAATAACTACAACGAGTGAACACTATCGAATTGAACTTACTGGCTGTCCTTTTTTTGTAACCGATCCAGAGGTGATAAAGCAGGAAATGAAGCGCTTTAATTTTACTGGTGATTTGGGATATTACAATCAGACTGCAGAACTGAAAAAATGACAAAAACCCGCCCCGGAGGTCACGAGGGTAGAAAGGAGACATATGACAGACATTGGAAGGATTTGCCCGATATGCGGGAATACATATACAGCCCGGCCGGCAATCTCCCGGGCTGATAATGAGACTGAGATCTGTCCGGAATGCGGGACGCGCGAAGCCCTGGCCGTGTGGAAGATCGCCAGGATGGTGAGGAAGAGCTTCGTTCCTGTCCCCGGCCACACCTACTGTAATGAAGGCGGCGGGTCTTACAAGTGCATCTCAGTCAGTCCTTTGACCGGAGACGCGCGAATGAGGAACGTGATTTCCGGGTGGACGTTCGATGCTCACGGCGTCGGCATCTACCCGAACGGCTCAATTGACTGGGACTGGTCGAAGAACGGCTGTTTTGAGGAAGGAGAATAAATGACTAAGGAAGAAGAGGTCCGGAGAAACAAAGCGAAGAACCTTCGGTATAAGAAGGCTGCCGTCTCCGGACTGACGCTATGGGAAATCCGAGAGAAGCTTGGCGAGATCACGGAGGCCTGTGATGAAGTCGTCTACTGGATGGACAGCGATGACCAGACGCTCGTCGATGCCCTCGACGGTGACTATGAGGATGCCGAAAGGTTCAAAGCGGATTTCGCGGTGCTGTCAGCTGATGCCGACAGGATGAATGATGACATGTACGGCATCTGGGAGCCGGAACGGTTCGACGACATTCTGGTCGTCAGCGGGATCGGAAATCAGAGAGGCGAGACACTGATGGGATATGATACCTATGAATGCGATTACTATGGTATCGATCCGTTCCTTGGCGGATGGGCGGAGAAGGAAAGCACGAAGAGGCTCGAGCGTCTTACGAAAAAAGAACTGCTTGAACAGATGGCCCAGACCGTCTCGATCACGTTCGCGTTCCTCGGGATCCAGAGCCGGTATCAGGACCTGAAGGCAGCGATGGATATCCTCCGCGCCCAGAACAAGGAGTATCTGGATTCTGTCAAGTTGCTGAACGAACTGCACGCGCAGCTCTGGAACGAATGGGGGCACATGGATTACAAGGTCGAGCGCCAGATGGACGCGATCATCCAGAGGATGCCGCAGGAAGCCTTCTTGTAATGGAAGGAACTTTAAGTTGCCCTTGCAATCATGTCTGGTGGTGGGTTACAATGTGTCCCGCAGTAGCATCCGGGCACAGTATTTTTGATACTGTTGCGATACCGTCGAAAATCGCGGTTTGATACCAGAATGATACTGACATTCTCCAGGACTCAAAACAGGAGGGTTGAAAACCTTGGAAAATAAAGGAAAATCTGGACAGAAAACCACCCAAAAAACACAGAAAATGGACCGGATAATCAGGACCGAATAATCACCAAAAACCCGGGAATGCCGTATTTATGCGGCTTCCCGGGTTTTTATATTTGTCTTTGATACTATTTTGATACCAAGAATGATAATTCCTGCCTCAAAAAGCCCTTTTTTTGATACTATTGCAGCCAAAAACTGCGTTTCAGGGTTCTCCGGGCACGTCCTCGTTGATGCTGTTGATCTGCTCGTCAAGGCGCTTCGCGAGCTCGATGTCACGTCCTGCGTACAGGTGTGAATATGTCTTCATCGTGGTCGTCGCGTTCTTGTGACCGACCCTGTCGGCAATCTGTTTCACGTTGAACCCCATGTCGATGAGCATGGACACATGCGAGTGGCGGATGTCGTGGATTCGGATCGGCGGGAGCTGGGCCCTCGCCGTGCAGTTCCGGAACTCGTTCCACAGCCCTGCCCTCTTGAAATAGAATATCCTCTGGTCAGGAGCGCAGTCAATATCCTTTACATACTGCTTAAGCTCCTCATAAACGGATTTCGGGAGCGTTACGATGCGCCTGCCGGATTCCGTCTTCGGTGTGAGGATGATGTCCTTCCCCTCGACGTTCGCGAAGTTCTTGTAGATGTCAAGCGCGTAGGTCTTGTCTATGAGGTCCCTCGGCGTGAGAGCCAGGAGCTCCCCTTCCCTAAGACCGGAATAGAACAGGACATTGAACGCCACGTGATACGGCCTCTTGTCCTCATGGGCGAGGTATATCTCGAACTGGTCCTTTGTCCATATCTTCATCTCTTCGGCTTCATACTTCCCCATCGGCCCGACGAGCCGGCAGGGGTTCATGGTGAGGCCGTAATACTTCATGCAGAAGGTCATGACGTTCGACAGCTCCCTGTGCATGCTCGCAAGGTACGTGTCCTTGAAAGGCTTGCCGTTGGCGTCCCTGTACTGGATCATCTCGTTCTGCCATGCGCGGATCGTGTTCGGATCGATATCGCAGATCCTCATCTCTCCGAAATACGGCACGAACTTCGAATTGATCAGCGCCTTCTTGAACCGCATCGTCGTCGGCTTCAGCCTGAGAGCGCAGTCGGCCTCATAGTCCTGTATCATGTACTTGAACTCTATCGTCGGCTTCTTGCCCTGCCCATTGATGAAGTCCCTCTCGAATTCGAGGGCTTCCCTTCTCGTTGCGAACCCTCTCTTTGTTGTCCGTTTCTTTTCCCCCTTCCAGTTGGTATAGTAGAAGCTGGCATACCAAAGCGTCTTGCCTGCAGTGTTCTGGTACTTGTAAGCGGGCATAACTACCTCTGTCATTCTATTGCTCTTTCGCTTCCCTCCTTTGCGCCAGGAGGGCTTTTTTCAGCTCTCCCATAACAACGTCCCTGTAATCCTCCGAAAGTTCTCTGTAGGCCTTTACGAGCTTCAGTTCATCATCGCTCAGAGTGTGCAGGTCGACGGCTGCCTGTGACGGGGAATCCAGCAGGTAGTCTGTGGACACCCGGAAGAATTGGGCGAGCTTCGATGCCTGCTCGATCGTGAGTTCCGTATATCCCCGCTCAAGGTTCGAAATGACCTGCCCTGAAAGCCCCACACGCGACGCGAGTTCCTTCTGGCTGAGCTGCCTGTCGGTGCGGAGGTTCCGCAGCCGTTTTCCCATCTCGTTCATGCTTTACCTCTCTGTCCCTCAGCTGACCATTTCCATGCACCTGAGGAATCCCCTGGCCTCGCCGTACAGCTCCGCCCTGTAAACCGACGGGAGCCGTCCGAGTGTTGACATTAGTCCTAATATATCTGGATCAAGTGAAGAGCCGCCGCGAACCGGCACAAGCCCGTCAAAGGATATCCCGGTCCCGTTGTCATGGATTTGCACATTGAATAGTTTCATAAGGGCATCCAGCTTTTCGTCAGATATCCCTTCAAGTTCCTGATCGGCTGCCTGACGCAGGGCTGCCGACAAATACGTCCGGATAAGGTCCTTTTGCACGTTGGTCATGTTTACCTCATTTCATTATCCCAAAAGAGACGGCAGTATCCACAGGTTGTCGGAATACTCGCCGATCTGGTTGTCCGCGATGTTCTCGGCCTTGACCGCATCGATGGTAGCCTTCGGCACGTCGAAGGAGATGACCTTCCCCTCATCGCCGCTCTGCATGTCAGCGACCGCCCAATACTGGATCTCCGTGAAGATATCACCGTGTTGGTTCTTGATGATGTCCGCAACGTTGAAGTAGTTCTGCTCGATCGTGAGGTTGTTCGTCAGGCTCGGCTCTATCTTTGCCTTGACCACCAGCATCGTCCCGTTGATGTACGCTTCGACAAATTTGCCATGCTTGATCTCAATGGCATCCTTGTCGTAATTGTAGAGACTGCCCGTCCCGCCATACAGGTAGATGTCCCGGACGTTCTCATATGTGAGCCCGTGCGCATCCGCCACCTGGCTGATCAGGGCGTCCTCGGCAGCCCTGACCTTATCTCCATCCGTCTCGGTGGCAAGGTCTCCGTTCAGGTAAGCGTCGTTCATCAGGTCGTTGATCTCATTGTAAACGATGCGCATCTCTGCCGGCTCCGCGATGCCTTTGAGCGGGTTGTCGTCCGCCAGCGCATCCGGATCCGCGGCTTCGGCTGTTTCTCCTTCAACTGTTTCCTCAACTGATTCCGCTTCTAATACAACTGATTCTGACTCAGTTGTTGATTCAGTTGTGGATTCCACTGCTGGCTCCGCAGCCGGTTTTGTCGATTCTTTGGCACCGCCGCCGCAGGCGGACAGTGCGAGTGTTGCTCCGATCAGGAGCGCGACCAGGTTTCTTTTCATATATCCCTCCTTAAATAAAACTAAACCTGATCCCTTCGGTACCACTCGAAGGGCATTATTTTGCCTGTTTCTTCTCGTTGTGCAGACCGTAGGTGTGCTGCATTTCTTCGGCCCGGCCAATGAGGCGCAGCTTTCCTTCACCGGTGAGATTGTGGAACAGCTTCAGCAGCTCCTGATCGCGTTGATCGGTTGCAAAAGGATGCCGCGCTTCCTCGTTCCCCGTCAGCAGGTATTCGCAGGAGATCCCCAAAAATTCGCAAATGGGGATGATGTAGTCCGGAGAAATACCCCGGTTCTTCGTCCGCCAGTTGCTTATGGTACTTTCCGGTATCCCTGTGGCGCGCGATAGCGCCTTGGCTGTCTTCCCGCTTTCCTTCAATATGGCGAATAGGCGGGCCGTAATTGTTGATCTGCTCGAATCATTACCCGTATTCATAGGCTGTCACCGAATCCCCAAATAAAAATTCGCAAATGGGAATTTTATGTGTTGACAAATTCGTAAATGGGGATTATATTATAAATGTACTTTAAAAATGTAAGATACAGAGTGCAAAAATAAGGCGGCTGCAACCGCCCGGGCCTTATCCGATTGGCGTCTGAAAGGCTATGGCACTCTTGTATTATACAACCGCTGTTACCATTTTACAAATGTAAACAGCCACGATTGGAGGTGATGAGGTGCAGGAAAACAGTCGTCCGCTCCCTCGCTGGTGCAAGGACGTCAAGATACAGATGATCGAGAAAGACATGAAGGTGAATGACCTTGCAGACGCTGCCGGGCTTTCGAGGGTCTATGTCTCCGAAATCATCTGTGGCCGGAGGATCGCTCCCGAAGCAGCGGGAAAGATCTCCGAAATCCTGGGAGTGGATACTCCCTATTTGGTTCCATAAGTAAATTATACCAGAGGAGGATAAAAGATGGTGCGTGAATCGCACACGAAAGGCGGCCAGAATGTGTTCATTTCAGCACGTGAGGAAGCCGCAAAAAGGAACGAGAGGTTCTCGAACAAGACCAGCGCGGCCGAAGCCCTTGGAATGGACCGGTCGAGGCTGTCACGGATCGAGCTCGGGGTCATAAACCCGTACCCGGAAGAAGTGCTGCTGATGTCGGCGGAATACCACTGTCCGGAACTCAGGGCGCATTACTGCAGGAGCATCTGCCCGCTAGGGAAGAACGTTCCGCAGCCGGACGCGAACAGCATTGACCGTATCACGGTCAGGGCCATGAGCAAGATCGGGAAACTGAAAGAGGCGAAGGATATCCTGCTCGATATCACGGAAGACGGTATCATCGAGGAATCGGAAGTCCCGGAGCTGAACAAAGTGCTTGACGCACTTGACGAGGTTGCAAAGGTTGCAGCCGACCTGCGGATGTGGGTCGAGAAGAATATAGCAACAGAATAGGAGGCACACAAATGGGTTGCGCGGTATACAAGGACAGGGAAGTCCGTTCCTACTACAAAGCGGAAGATATCATGGATATGCTTGATGTCAGCAGGAGCAAGGCTTACTCCATGATCCGGGATATGCGTGCGGAACTGCTGGCACTCGGGAGGATATCTAACTGCTATCCATCCGGGCGGATACCTAAGAAATACTTTGACGAAAGGTGCCTCATCGAATAAGAAGGAGGCGAGAAGATGTATTTCGTGGAATGTCCGGGATGCGGAGCACACCTTGACCCGGGTGAGAAGTGCGAGGAATGCCAGGAAAGAGAGCAGGAACTTGCACGGAAGGCCGCAGAGATGGCGAGGATATTCATCACCGAGAGCACCGGCCAGATGCGTCTGGCAATCTGAGGGAGGTGTCATGAGCAAGGTAAGAGCAAGATACTTGGAACAGAGGAAGCGGAAGATAGAACGCTGCATCCTGTGGGCGGGAGTAGAGATCGCAAAGATGACGGTCGTCTTCCTGTCGACCATGGCGATGTACTCCGTGCTTTCCATCCTGGCCTACAGCGAGAGAGGTTACGATGCTGTGGGGGGAGAGGTCATAGCGGCAGCGCTCTTCGGTGCCTTCGTGTTCAACGGTATCAGGGAACTGGGGAACCCTTTCGGGGATCCCGCTGAAACAAAAGAAGACACCATCTGAGCCTGTTGACAGGATTGGAAAGTTTGACGGCCTTTCCGATCCCCAGGGAACAGATGATGTCACCATGACAGCGCTAAGTGGGCCTACAACTGTATCTTAACAGATGCAGACGAAAATGAAAAGAGGTTTTTATGAACGAAACAAAGAACTTTCTTGCCGAGATCAAGGCAAGGTACCCGGACTGCAACATCCTTATCCCGCAGTCCAGTGTCGAACAGGTCAGCCCGTTCCTGAGCTACAGCATCGCGCAGGTGCAGGCAGACCTTTCAGAGGAATCCGGAGACGTGTTCAAGGTAGGATCGACAAAGGTAGGCGACAGTTACGTAGACCAGTATTCACTGTCCAAGCCGCTCCTTAACAAGATGGCGCAGGCAGCCGGCATCGTATTCGATTACAGCACGATGCGCACACAGTTCAACGCGGACAACCCACCAACAGTGGTCACCTGCTCCATTGCCGGCTCCATGCGCCGTCCGGACATGACATGGCGAACAGAAGCCGATTCCAAGACGATCTCCGTCAAGGACGAGGAAGTCAAGTACAGGATGGAAGCGGAAGAGAAAGCCAAGAACGGCATCGCTGATCCGCGACAGGCGGAAGCAGCCGCGAAGCTCTACGAGGGACAGTGGTTCGAGACCACCAACAGGTACAACCGCAGGGTCAAAGGCTTCATGGTCGCTGAGAAAGACCGGCCGAAGTATATCGACCGCTATGTGAAGACCAATCTCGCCCAGCTCCGCAAGACCTGGGCGGAGAAAGCAATGACGGGCGCGAAGCTCCGCGTCATCCGCTCGCTGCTCGGGACTAAGGGCACATATACGAAGGCAGAGCTTGAGAAGCCCTTCGTGATCCCGACGGTGGCATTCACGCCCGACTACAGCAACCCGATGGTACAGCAGCTCCTCCTTATGCAGGCGATGGGAGGCGCGAACAGCCTGTTCGGAATGAACAACATCCAGACCACTGCGGTACCCGCCACGGAAGCAGCTGAGGTCATTGACGAGGGATTCGTCAGCGACCGTACCGAAGAGGACGAGGCGCGCGAGGAATACGCAGGTGGCATGGAAGAGTACGAGCCTGAACCGCCGCGCAGGAATCCCGCGACTGTACAGCCGGCACCCGCCGCATACCAGGCACCGCCGGCACAGCAGTACTACAGCGGGCCCACGCAGGATGAAGGTAACTTCTGCGTGCAGTGCGGAGCACCGATCACGGGGAAGGTCCGCGAATACTCTATAAAGAAATTCGGTGAGGCGCTCTGCTATGAATGCCAGAGGGAAAGGAGGGCACAGCGGTGAAAATCATCAAGGTGGACACAGACAATAAGACCGAAGTCCTCGATTTCCCGGAAGGCACGATCATGGAAGAGCTCGAAGCCCTGAGAACCATGGTGGGACCGGAATGCAGGCTGGTCGAGCATGTGCGC